CTGCTCTCGCCGTAGGTATGTGACCCGTAGGTCACCCATAATTGAGAGCTGCGCAAACGGTTAGTTGGCTTTAGCCGCTTGGTCAGCGACTTATCGATCCAGCGGGCCTTGTCGCTGGTCGTTATGACCTGTCCGCTGGGTGTCGTAAATGTCGTGATCGTTTCTTCGACGCTGTATACCAGGTCATTTTCGACCTCGGTGTATTTCAACACCGAGGTTTCGGTTGTCACCCCCGCACGACGAAAAGCTTCGGCGGTAAATTCCACCGGGCATGTCTTGTTGTAGATATCCCCCCAAAGTTCAACAATGACCTCCTTGCGTACCTTTGTGGGGACGGCAATCTCGTTGTCATCTATCTTGTGACGATAGATGGTCTCGTATACGTCAGACTTCTCTACCTCGATGATGATCTCATCATCGTCCTCTTTGACGATTCGCAAGAGTTTGTACTCTTCCAAATCGTCGTCAGTCAGCCAGATGCTTGATTTATTAACACGATCTTTCCTGTACACTCTTGCAGTGACCATATCTCCTCCGACTAGTTATTATTATACAATAGATGTAATACTATGCAAGTGGTTTTATGGCATGAGATTCAACCGATTTTGTGACAGTTTTTTGTCAAATACGCGACCGCGTCTTTGATCCACTTCATATATCGGGCAATATCGGCCTTGGTATATTTGTGCGCAAGACCGATCTCTATGCCCTCGTCGAGCCATTCTTGATACGTAAGCCGCATACAGCCGATATGACCGTAACCGCCCGCGAATATTGCCTGGTCTTTCCCGATCTGGAACACGGCGAATTGATCGCCATTGGCCTCGCTCAGGTCGGCCCCACGCAGGTCGGCCTCGCGCAGGATGGCCCAGCTCAGATCAGCCCAGCGCAGGTCGGCCCCACGCAGGTTGGCCCCGTGTATATCAGCCCAGCGCAGGTCGGCCCCACGCAGGTCGGCCCCGCGCAGGTCGGCCCCACGCAGGTCGGCCTCGCGCAGGTCGGCCCCACCCAGGATGGCCCCGCTAAGTTTGGCCACGCACATGTTGGCCCCGTGTATATCAGCCCAGCGCAGGTCGGCCCCACGCAGGTCGGCCCCACCCAAGTCTGCCTCGATCAGGCTAGCCTTGCGCAGGTCGGCCCCACGCAGGTCGGCCCCACCCAAGTCTGCCTCGATCAGGCTAGCCTTGCGCAGGTCGGCCTTTACGCCGCCGTCCTCGCCGCGCAACCAAGTTGCGTGTCTTACTAGGATCGATTGTAGTTCGTCTGTGTCCATTTCTTTTCGCCTCCTCAGGGTTACGCCCAGTCGTCCTGGACAACCACGACCGTATCCCCGTTGACTAGCCAACTGCGAAAGCCGTGACGTGATATAGCCACGTCACAAGCGCGCTCGTACTCTTGCATAGCGCGCTTGATCTGGTGCGGGACGGCGCAACGTCTCGCCGTCAGGGGTTCGCCTAGCCCGATCAGGGTACCCGCGAACTCACGCGGGATACCGCTTACCCCCTCCCAATTGCCGACGAGTATAGATCCGTCGGCATACAGGATAGCACCGGATTCATGCTTAGTTAATTCGTGCAAAGTTTTCATGTCAGTCTCCTTGCCGGCCTATAGCCCGACCGGCGGGGCAATAAAAATTATGCGGCTGCAAGGGCGTAAGCCTCTGCCTTACCACCGGGCAGGGCGACGAGCGCTCCGTCCCGCACCTGGTAATAGTCCATCGCGGTATTGCCACCGCGATGGTCTTTCTGCCCGGCGGCAACGATGTCGCCGTCCTTGACGGTGATTACTAGTGTCCCAGCGCTGCCGTTGCCGCTGGTAACCGTCCCAACCCAATCGCCCCAAGCATATTGCGCTTTCCCCCCGGTGCCGAATGTAACCCGTGCTATCCAGGGCTTGCTATAGCGCCGGGCGTTGAAAGAGTTTGTTTCAATTTTGATAGTAGTAGTGGTAGTAGTGTCCATTTCTTGCTCCTCTTTTTTGAACATTGTTGTTAATCACTATAGTCATTATACGCAATAATATTATATTGTCAAGGGTTTTAGGGCATGAGATTCCACCGATTTAGTGACAGTTTTTTGTTGAATAGTCATCACAAATTAATCATATTACAGAAGGGAGGAGGTGCAATTCCCCATCTCACCTAATGTGTTTTATTTTCTAATCTGATATTAATTGAGGATTAATTTATTTGTGTAATAATCTATCTATACAATAAAGGGAAAACAGACAATGACTAATCAAGTTGATGATCCAAAACGGCATGGCTTTAAATTCTTAACTCCTTACGGTTCGACTATTTACCACAATAGGGAAACCGTTTATCCAATACCACGGCCCGATGAAAAGTGGGGGCCGTGGTTTTACCATCCAGCACCTGCAACACCGGATGGCATGGACTGCGGCCCTGGACGCTGGCATGTAATGTTAAAGCCAAGTGCCAATTATGCACCCACCAACTGGTGGGTATGGTACGCAGAGGGGAAAGGGATTGTGGGGGAATCCACCGAAAAGTTTGGATGCACGGCTATCCGCTTACGCCGGATAACACAAAAAATGTTTTGGCGCATGATCCGACTGGGATGGTGCAAAAGGGCTAATCTGTACAAGGCTGATTTACACAGGGCTGATCTGGGCAAGGCTAACCTGCGCGGAGCTGACTTGCAAGGGGCTGACTTGCAAGGGACTAACTTGCAAGGGGTCAACCTGGAAGAAACCAGATCAAACAGATATACGATATGGCCTGAAGGATGGCCTGAAGAAAACACCTTGTTTTTCTAATGTAGTTTTCATATTGATCTAATTGATTTGTGCAATCATAATATAACAAATGAAAGGAGGCCTATAATGGATAGTAAAAATGTAGATGCACAACGGAAGGAATACGAACTGTCTTTGCGAATTGAAAATTTTCCCACCGAGAAGGAAATTGAGTTTGTACATCGTTTAGTTGAACTCATTGAATCCTATGAAGCTATTTGTGGTGGGGGGTTTCGACCAGTAGATGAAGTGGAAGAGGATAATAATGAAGAAAAAGGATGACTTGCAACATTGCACAAAATCAGACGATTTTATCCACCATGCCAAAAAACGAGGTGCAAAAATTCGTAATGGCAAAGGATCACACATTGTTATTTGTACAGACAAAGGATCATGTCCTGTGCCGAGGCATGGGAATCAAGAACTGAGTAAAGGAATGGCCTGTCATCTACGCAAAGTCTTTACTCTACTTGGATTGGCTATTCTAGTGTTTGCACTCTGGTTCACAATGATTCAATAATATTGGAAGATGTGCAACCAAAGTTACTATCAGAATATTGAAATACACGGCTGCTTTTCTAATCTAATTCTAAACTAATAAAACGTATTTTATGTTACTATATCAATAAATGTGATGGAGTAGTTACCGAGTGTCAGACTGCATAAAATGACACATAGAAAGGAGATAAAATCAGATGTCAACAATATCATTTTCTTTTAAGTTATTGCAAATACAACCAGATAAGCGGCAGTACAAAACTGCAATGCCGCTTATCGAACCTGTTGAAGAATTAATTATCATTGTAGATGTGCCTTTTGACCACGAACACATTTACAACTATGAAGCAATTGCACAAGCAGAAATTGCTGGTGATAAACCACCAAAACCACAACTCACACCAAAGGGGTTAACATATATTGAGGAAGTTTTTTTAAGTCGAATTGATGATATCGAAGAAACACTCCCGGACGAAGAGAATGAAATTGTCTGGGAAGACAATTAGATCATTTGAGATTGGAGGATAAAATGGCCACATATAAAATGCCTATCAAACAAGGTGAATTTGAACGTGGAGATTCTGGAATTGGCCGCTTCCGCTTTTCAGCGGACGGTAAAAAAGTGCAAGTAATTTTAGATGTGCCGCGCGGTGACACATTTGAACGGAAGGAATTCATTGTGGATCGGGACAACTGTCCTGATAATATCTCTTCAGCTCGTAAGGCTGAAATTTGGAAAATTAATATGTCGTCACGAGGGGATCGAGTGATGTCTTTCTATCCAGCCACCGGTTCGTTTGTTGTTACCACAAACGGATTTGTCTCAAGGGAAGGTGAAGAGCCGACTCCTAAAACGAAATTCAACCGGTTTGTTCAGAAGGGGAAAAAAGTAGAATATTCGTATGAACTCTTTACAGTTCTTCTGAGCGTTGTCGAAGGAGAATTGAAAGGCTTTGAAATTCCGCTTTTCCTCCGCTATAACTTTGCGGAATTTGTCGAAAACGGGAAATCAATCGCTGGGTTTAGCATGGGAGGGAAATACACCTCCCAGTTAGAAGAATATATGAGTGTAGCGGGCATTCTCGACACAAAATATCAGCCGATGCTCTGGTCTGATAATTTGCTTCCATTTATGCAACGGATAGCGTTGCATGAGAATCGTAAATTCATGGTTACTGTAAAAAATGGTTGGGTCGTAAATGGATCACTCATTCCATATGACGAACCAAAAGAATCAGTTCCCTGGAACGATGAGCAAGAAATTCCAAACCCAATTGAAGACTTCATCGAAAACGATGACAATGAAGAAATTGATTTTGAGCCAGAGTTTGAATAGACAATAATAAATTTCTTTTCAATGAGATAGCAGATAACTAAGTTATCTGCTATCTCAAACTAAGAATACACAATAAGGATACACAATGCTGACGATTAATGGACGAGAATATGAAACGCTAGAATTTCGCAAAAAAGAAATGAACCGAGCAGTCAATACAGTTGGGCTAAGGTTTGCACATGGATATTTGGCTATATCCGATAACTATCGGATTTACTGTACGGCTTCTGGTAAACCGCTATTGAAATGCCGCTTTCAAATCCTAGAAGAATGCGTTAAGTTTGTTGAAATATTAGATAACGTCTATCAAGATTATTGGGAAATTTGGGATGCAGAACCATTAGCTGATATTATCAATTGGTGTAAGTATTCAGTTGAGGAAGGCGACATAATTAATGAGATGTTCCAGATATTAAATCGTCTAGAAGTAATCACTTTCAAAGATGTCAAGAGCGCGTGGGATAAAGCAAAAAAAGAAACTCAGCAATGGAAGATTACTTAGATGAAATTTATCAATATTTAGATCAGCCTCAACGATATGAGCGTTATATTGTTGCCTTGTGTCCTTTTCACAATGATACTAGACCATCTTTTTTTATCTATCCTGATAGATATTATTGCCGGTCTTGTAATGTTAATGGACTTACTAAGTCCCTATTATATGATCTAAAGAAAAAGCAGCAACTTTTTATTCCCAGAAAACAAAAAGTATTCAGATCACCCTGGTCAGAATGGGAAAGTCGTTATAATGATCTGGAAAACATCCTGATCTTAGCACATAAGAACCTAATAGATAAAAACAAAACTGCCTATCTGTACAAACGAGGCATAGAATTAGACACAATCAAAACCTTACAATTAGGCTGGTTGGATGATTGGATCACCTTTCCAATTTGGAATGCTAAAGGGGAAATTATTGGAGCAACTGCTAGAGTTGGGGAAACAAATAAATCAAGTGCAAAGTATTGTAATTATCCTGGAATGAACCCCAATATTCTTTACGTTCCGGATTGGGAGATGATAGAATGTCATACTACGATTTATTTAGTCTTTGGTATCCTGGATACTGTAAGTTTGTATCAGCTTGGATACTCATCACTATCTACAACAACTGGAAAAAGAGTTGATCCATCAGCATTTGATGAATTCAGGAAAAAAATAGTCATTATTCCTGATGAAAACGAAGAAAAAGATGCAATTTGGTTGTCCTCAAAACTAGGTTGGCGTGGATCAGTAATGAAAATGATCTACCCTGAGGGTACGAAGGATTGTAACGATTTGTTGAATAAAAGAAAAGGTTATTTACTTGCAATGCTGGAGAATAGATATGGCAATCACACTAATTGAAGCAAGTGAAATTGTTTCTGGTCTCACAATTACTGGAAAAGTTAGCCCAAGTGCTATTAGGATTGAAACTTTATTCCCTCCCTATAATGATCTAGTAAAACATTATAGGGAGGGAGTAGTTGAATCAGAAGAATTGATCGAACGAGTTGGATTGAATACTGTACAGGCAGCATTGGAAAGTATAAAAAATCTAGATGGCCTCTCTAGTGCTGACTGGCTTTCCATTCTTGAAAATACTTTTATGAAATATAACATGGGTGTAAGAATGGAAAAGCTGGGCAAGAAATTACAACGAGGTGAAGATGTAGATGCTGTAGAAATAAGACACTTAGCGAATCAATTTGGAAAAGGTAAAACTGGTAGATTCACGTTGAATGAATCGAATATAGAGGAGGTGCCATTTATAGAAACTGGATTGAGTTATTATGATAAACATTTGGGGGGTATTCCAGAAGTTGGATTGATTGTCATTGCTGGTGATAGTGGTGTAGGAAAAACAACTTTCATGCGTGATTTTTCAAAAGCATTTATACAAAAATATAAAAATAAACGAGCCACAATTTATTCATTAGAAATGTTTAAAGAAGAAATTATTGGAAAATACAATGAAAGTGGGAAGCTAACAGATGATGAAATATCACGTCTAGAAATTAATTGTGATCCAATGTCTATCCATGACATTATTGCAGACGCCTCCAATGTAGATAATTTAGGATTAATCATGGTTGATTTTGTTGACATGTTAATTAGTGGGGAAGCCACAACCGGAAAATACTCGGAAATATATCTGGCGTGCCATTATGGAGCAAAACAACTACACGTTCCAATTGTTCTATTCGCACAATTTGTAAAAAGTTATCAGGGTGGAATACCTAGACCTTATCATATTGCCTGGACAAACATGAGCAAAATTCTCGCTTGGCAACAGTTGATGCTGTATAGACCTGCTGAAGATTTCTACGCAGAAAAGGATCGAGATATTTTACCTATCATTTCAGACATTGGATATTTGATTGCTTGGAAAATTCGGGGTGGATTTAGAAAACACCTCAACGATAGTCCTGGAGCAATACAATTACCTTTTGATGGTAAGTTGGGTTGGGGTGTTCTGCCAGATGGAAAAACCACGTCTGGAAAATGGTTTTCTCTAAAGAACATCTAATTATGTTCTAAGCATAGATTAATGTCAGTGTTGTAAAATGAAGACGTTCTAAAGTTATTAGGAAAGGATAAATAATGAATCCGATCAAATTAGAATTTGTTGTTTTTGGAGTAAAAAAAGATAGTGCAATAAAGTTGTGGAATTTCATTGTATATATCTTTCAGATGTTTGGTTATGATGTAACTGGTGATGTAAATGAATATTACGCGCCAGAAGAGGAAATGGACAGTCCAGTTACACATTATTCAAACTATGATGAACAATATTAGTATTTTTCATTCATTGCCGCCAGTACTATCTTCATCAGATTGGGTGGCAATAGATTTGGAGCTGTTTGGAGCAGTAAAGTATAGGCTTCATCGCCCAAATACAGGCACATTTGCTTGTCTTTCGATTTGTGCCTTATCAAACCCTGAAAAAGTCTATGTCTTATTAAGTAAAAGAGACGTTGACTCAGCCCTCAAAAATATCAACGACGCCGTTTGGGTGTTTCATAATGCGAATTTTGATATAACTCATCTCAGACGTTGGGCTGACATCCCGGCACGAAAAAAGCTATGGGATGTAATGATTATTGAACGTATTATGGGTGGTGGATTATATAATGGAGACCAGTTTTCTTTAGAAGATGTTGTGCGCAGACGTTTGAATTTACGTATGCGCAAAGAAATTCGATCTACATTCGAAAAAACCAATAAAATTACAAACGAACAAATATTATACGCTGCTTATGACGCTTATGTGACATTGTTAGCATGTGAGAATCAAAAAACTCAAATTGGTAAATCCGATTATAAAGTCTGGACTGACATTGACCGAAAAGCTCTTTGGGCAATGCTGGACTTTCAAGGCTTCAGAATTGATACAAACAGTTGGAAAGAATTAGCTACTAATAATCAAGCTAAAGCGGATGAAATTAAAGCCAATCTTCCGATTAATCCTTCAAGCCCAACACAAGTAAAACCATTTTTATCTAAACTCGGATTCAAAAGATTACAAAACACTCGGGAAAAGGAGCTTAAGAATATGATAATTAAGTATCCTGATACTGAGGCGTCTGAATATGCTAAAAAAATCTTGGAATATCGCACATACGCCAAACGAGCTTCTACTTATGGATTGAAATTTGTCAATGAATATGTTGAAAAAGAAAAAGACATAGAGGTCATTCATGCCGGATATTGGGTAATTGGAGCAGAAACAGGTAGAACATCCAGCAATTCGCCAAACATGCAAAATATACCGATTAGAGATACTAATGCTTTTAGGAAATGTTTTATTGCCGGGCCTGGAAATAAATTAGTTATTGTGGATATGGGTCAACAAGAAACTCGAATTGCTGCATATAAATCACAAGATGCAAAACTCATCGAGATTTTGAATAATGCAGAAGAGGATGTTTTTGTGGGAATGGCCAGAACCATTTATAAACGTAACATTAATAAGAGTGATCCATTTCGCAAACAGGTAAAAAATACTGTCTATGGCATTTTATATGGTATGTCGGCTCAAGGAATGTCCGATGAATATAGAATGAGTGTTGAAGAAGCACAAAAAGCCATAAATGAATTGTTCAACACTTTTCCCGATTTATATAGTTGGATTACTCAGCAACAAAAAGAAAAAGAATATGTACAAACAATCTTTGGAAGAAAAATCTGGTTGAATCCTTATTCAGATCAAGTTTGCCGCAACGCAATAAATTTCCCGATTCAAGGAACAGCAGCAGATCAAATGAAAATGGCTTTAGGTAATATATACGAGAAATGGCCAAGTGTCATGGGAAACATTCCATTTTGTTGTGTTGGATATATTCACGACGAATTAATTTTTGACATCAAAGAAACTCAAAAATATAAATTGGTGGAGTTTGTTAGCAAAGAAATGATTAGTGCTGCAGAAACTCAATGCCCCGGTGTTAGATTTTTTGTATCTGCTCAAGTTTGTGATAATTGGGCTGAAAAAGATTGATTTATGAATAATTTATTTGCTTGTCCGGTTTGTGGAAATGAAAAGGGAGTTCCTCCAGCAGGAAGTTCAAAATCTTCCATTTTAGTCGTAGCAGAATTTCCTGGAAAAGACGAGATAATCAAAGGTCGTCCTATGGTTGGAAAGACTGGAATGGTGCTGAGCCAAGAACTTGGAAGATTGGGTCTGGACATCAACCAGATGAGAATATGTAACTTATGGCAACATGAACCCAATAATAACCCTGGATGTCGCAATTACGGATTAGAAGTTGTAATCAAAGAAGCCAAAGGCAAACAGGCAATTCTGTTATTAGGATCAGAAACAGTCGCCACACTCACAAATGAAAAAATCAGCAATGTGTGTGGATTAAATCTCAAATCGAATTACCTATCCGCACCCATTATAATTGCTTGTGTCAACCCCGCACAAGCATTTCATTCGAATTTGGGAGAAATGAGACTGGCACTGAAAAAATTCGCTCAGGCAATAGAAGGGATAATATAAAATGACTGATGATGAACTCTTAATAATTAGCCCATTGGATCAATCTATTGAAGTAGAAGATGAAGATCAAGTATTAGACAAAATTCGTAAGCTGATTGCTAAAAGCATTGAGGAAAAAAATGCACGCAAAGCAATTCACATCTGTTATCAGATCGTGAAAATCCTCAAACTTGGAGGGTTAGCTTTAGCAGAAAGTTTATACATGATTTTTTCTCATTGGGAAGAACTAGGTATAAATGACACTTTTGAGGATGCAATCACATCAAGAACTGGATTACATCGAGCTACGGTTCAGCGTTATATTTCAGTCTGGTCTATGTATGCAGAAAACAAAATTCCAGAAATATATATAGACCAGATTAAGCAAATGAACATCAAGTCTCAAATACCTATTGCCCAAGCCTTGAGTGCCGGATATGAAATCAAAGATGGTGAATGGAAAGAATTATCAGAGGCGTATGATTTTTCTACCATCAACGCCAAGTTGCGGGATATTAAAGGAAAAGAACCTCGCTCACACGCTCTGGTTATGATTATGGATCGTGAGGGTGGTATCAAAGCAATCAAAGGTGAAAAGCAAGTTTATGTTGGCTGGCTCAATCTGGATGATGAAGATGAAATTGTTCAACAATCAATCAGCAGAATAGAAAAGGGAGCTGGGATATTACGACAATGATAAAAATAACAGGAATGATGCCAGAATTTAGACGAGTAAAAACTGGATTATACAGTCTTGATTGGGCATTATCAGATCAAGATGAAGTAGGATACCCATTGGGGCAAATCAGTGAGTTCTATGGCTCAAACGGTGTTGGAAAAACGACATTCGCACACTCTCTGTCTTTTATTCTTAGCCGAGAGATTCAATCTAATTTAGCAATTGCTGATTTTGAGGGAATGAATGTCAAATTATTGATTGCTAACGCCGCAACTCAAAAATATGATGGTGAGGTATATCGCATCCAGGGCGTGAAAGATGAAGAGATACTCCAAGAGTTGTTGAACTGTTTGAGTGATAAAAAGAAACAATACTCTGTTGGCATTGTGGATGCAGTAGGATCAATTTCACCCGTATCCGAAGCAGAAGGTGATCTTGGAGACGCCAACATGGGTCGCAGAGCGATCCTGATGTCACAACTCTCACGAAAAGCTAATCACATTCTCATCAACAACTCACAAAAATCGTTTATACTTATTAATCATCAGCATCCGATAATTGGATTTGGGTTTGGACATACAACTCCTGGCGGAGAAACAAAGAAATATGCAGCTTCCATCCGAATCCAATTATCCAGAATGAGATTAAAGAATAAAGAGGAGACTTTTCCTGATGGATCATACATACTCAAAGGTAAAGTGGTCAAAAATAGATGGGGATTGGAGGATCGAGAATTCTATGCCTTTGTTTTAGCCGGAAAAGGTGTACATAGTGGATTGACAGCATTTTATGATAGCATGATGTTTGGGCTGGTCAATCGAGATAAGATAATCAAGATTGGTGATAAAAGTTTTGGAACATTGAAGAATTTGACCGAACATGCACAAGCTAATGATGATGAATTTTTTCAACCGTTTTTTGACATACTGAAATCTAGTGTATCAACAGTAGAAGAAAACGAGATTGAGGAAGGAGACCAAACATGACTATTTTAGCAATTTACCTCGGAAGTGAATATTTTGAACAGACCGTAGAAATTACAGATGCATGGAATAGTAGTGGACGTGTGTGCGTGGCTATCAAAACACTCGATCCAAAAGTGAAGCCCTGGACGATGTATACAATGGGAGGGCCTGTTGATGAATATGAGACAATCGTCCCACGTGAGTTCCTAACGAACATTCAGATCATGGATGATGAATGCACTTGCACACCCGACCGAGATGTTGTTTGTCATGCCTGCAAAGCATATTTGCAAGCACAAAATCAAGAGGTCTTGTCTTATTAGAAGAAGTAAGATCAACTTGAAAAGCAAATTTAAATTTATTGGAATTGACCCTGGATTATCTGGAGCTATTGCAATACTTACCTCAGATAATCCAATTATTCTGGCCACACCCGTAATCGATAAAGAGATAGATGTGGCCAGAATAATTCAATTTCTGTATGAAAATGAAGTAAATGAAAGAAATTCAATCGCACACATTGAAAAGGTTGGAGCTTTCCCTAAGCAGGGCGTTGTTTCAATGTTTAGATTCGGGTTTGTAACTGGAATTATGCATGGGGTTTTTCGCACGTTGAAAATCCCGCTTTTTATTGTCACTCCACAAAGTTGGAAAAAAGAAATTCTTATGGACACAGATAAATCTAAACAGGCGGCAATAAACTGGTGTTTGCGTTCTTATCCTGGTGTGAATTTATTTTCCACCATGAAGTCAAAAATTCATGATAACGGAATGGCCGATGCTTTGTGCCTCGCCGAATACGGAAAACGCAAATATTATTCCACGATGGAATAATAATAAACTCGTGAAGTTTTTCGAATCTTTAATCTGCCATCTTTAACTTTATTTTCTAAAAAGTTTTTAGTTTCGTCCAATCCCATCCCAGTAAATTCAGCAAATTCCCGCCTAGTAAATTCACCTTCACGCCTTTCCCACTTTTGAGCTTGTGCTTCCTGGATCAATTCGTTCCAGATTTTGATCTTTCTATCGTTGTCTATCATAGAATTGTTTCCATTTCTCGCAGGTCGAGCATTTTAGTTAGCTCTAATGTATCACGTAACCTACCATCTAAAATTTCAAATGCAATAATCCCGTTGATAATCTCATACTCTGATTGGGTTACCTTCAGTGCATGGCCATTCATTCCACACAATGACGGCAAAACCCACAACCAGCTGCGATGAACTTTATTATCTTTACCAGACAGACGGTGAAAGACTTCAACTACACTGTGAAAATGACCCCGCAAAACTAAGTCTGGTGGCTTTCTACCACGCAAGATGTCTTTCATCATAATATCGCGCAAATAATAAAGTGCAACATTACCCCTAGTCCATTCCCGTATTCCATAATGAGGGCCATGATGTGCATGATCCACTTTCAGCCCTCCAATATTCGACAATCCGTGTGAAACTACACTGGCGCTGACGTTTGGATACCGCTCTTTGACAAAATCAACAAGCAGCTGCTCTGCACTCCCATTTCCAAAAGAATGGGAGGCAGTACCCTCATCTACTCGGAGTGCAACCACTTTTTTGGTATCCAGCCAGGGTTGGACATTCATAAATGCAATTTGCACTTGTGACCGCAAAGAATTGTCGACATCATAGATCATTCCTTGATTTACATCACCAACTTGTAATAAAACAATAGGTGATTTTTCAGCAAATTTCAAGACTTCTTTTTTGCCCCATTCACGAACTTCCCAAAGATATTCTTGTGTATCAGATAGGGTCGGTTTGTATTCTTTTCCCAGAGGGCTTCTCAACCTGGTATCAGGATTGAGCAATCCAAATCTGCTACCGCCGTGTAAATCACTTTCTGCAACCAGGATAATTCTATTTGCTTTTGGCAAAATACCTTTTCCTTATAGTTTGTATTCTGTTGGTTTCCAGACGGGAATTTCTCCATTGGATCGAAGCTGGTCATAAAGTAATTCTATACCGGTAAGTAGATCGGCAATAATTTTGTCTCTCTTTTCAATGTCCCGTGTAAGTTGTTCAATGGTTTGACTTTTCTTTTTTAGGTCTTGTGACAATTCTTCAATGAGTATGTCTTTAGCTTTTAATTCTACTTTTATTTTTTCGATTTCTTCGCGCAAGTATTTTATATCTTTGGCTTGTTCTGCTGACATTTGTTTATATTGAGCAGCAACATCCGCCTCGACTTTATCTGCATCTCGAACAGTTTTGAGCGTCTCAGCATCTGTCTTTTTTCGTTGTATAAATAATGCAATTAGCCCTGGTAATGCTGCTAGCAATCCAGTTAAAATCAGTTTCACAATGTCATCTGGCATGATTTTTCCTGTTTTTTCCTAGAAGAGAATAGAATTATTCCAGTACCAATTATTGCAATCAAAGCATGTATTCTTATGACTTGTGACCAATCATTTAAGAATAAAGGATTAGTCACAATATGCATTAGATGTAAAACATTGAATAAAAACACATGAAATAACCAAGATAAAGCAGAAATAGTAAATCCAGAATATTTCAGGTGTCTAAATCCCCAAATTATCCAAATAATAATGCCAATAATTGATAAGACTAAAGTCAGATAACTGAAATAATTTGTAATTATAAAAGGCATAGGTAAGAATTTCCATTCAAAATTGTTTGTAAGTCAATTATACGACATAATTTATTCGATTTCATATTCTATATGCGCGGTAATGATTCTCTTATTTCCACTAGCTGTCCATGCTCCGCCGCTAAAAGATGTATAAAAGCCCAGAGTTCCTGATCCAGGGCCCATTTGTACTCTAATTGGAGAAGATAATGTAGCCCCATTATCTAATCCAATTCCAAGACCAAGCCAAAGTGCATCTGTAAGGGATTTAGACACAGGTAATCCACCAATAAAACTTCCAGTAGAATTACTTGTTCCGTTATTCGGCTGAAATATATTAACTGTAACAGTTTTACCATCAATCCTATAACGATATATTCCATCGGAAGGATTACTGCTCCAACCAGAGAAAGTTGCAGTCCAATTGAACCATTCTGGAAACCCAACTGGGCTGGCTGAATGACTAAAGAAATTAGAAGTTATAGCTTCATCGGCAAGAGAATAGTCGGATGTGGCGGCAAATGAAATAGTAGTAGTTTCAGGTGGAGAACCAGAATAGGAAATGACACGAATATAGAAATATTTATCCCCACCAGTGTTTTGATAAAGTTTTATTTTGTCTCCTATTGCATATTTATCTCTCACATCACCAGTTACTTTAACAGATGTAGAACTATTATAAGTCCAAGTTTCGTTTGCCGGTATCCACCCGTTTGGTTTGAGATAAGACCACGTCCATTCACTTCCATTGTATATCCCTAATTGATCTCCACCATCAGTATATGCAATTGAGCCTTTTATAACGTTTGTAAGTGCCTTTAGATCATCAATATCTCCAAGATATACTTTACTAGGTAAGCCGCGAACAACCCCATTATTTTCTAACCATCCAGACGTTCCTGGAATAAAATCTGCTTCTCCATATTCTGCATTGATAACAGAATTATCTTGAACTCCATATTTATTTCCTGTAAATGTGTATCCCTGAAGATTAAACTCAGCTAAAGATATACTGATATTAGATAAATTTCCAAGACTGAAGAAATTCGATCCTGTAATAGACTCAGCAAAATAAATTTTTGTGCCGTCGAAATTAACAGAACTCATGTTCCTGGAAAGAACATGAGTTCCAATAGTTCCTCCACCCAATATATGATCCAAACCCTTAATATACGACCAGTTATCCGCTAGTACATTGTAAATGAATGGCCCATCAAAATATATATCCGAAAAATTAATAAAAGAATTGTTTAATGCCCCGATTCCATTAACTTGTGCGCCTCCAGATTTTGTTAATCTAAAATTCTCAATTTGCCACCAAGTCGATGATCCATTGGCTAGAATGCAACTTCCTATTGTGGCTTCAATTGTAGTAGAATTCGTTCCTGTTGGGCCAGCTCCCCTAAGTATGACATTTCCAGTCGTAAGCCCACCTTTATCTCTTTGACCAACCATATTAAATAATAGAACATTTTCAGAAAAAGTGCCTGTCCCAACATTGATTGTTAAGTTATATCCAGCAAGGTCAAGTTCATTTGCGGCTAAAGTGATTGCTTTATTGATAGTTGCAAAAGCATCTCCAGAACTCAATCCACTATTATTGTCATTTCCATCTAAAGCAACATAATATTCTCGGTCTGCCGTAAGTAATTCTCTTCCTCCACCAGACGTTCCAGTTCCTGTATAAGATATACGAAGTGTTTCGTTGCTTCCATCATTGATTTCAGTGAGAGAAATTCTTGTCCCAGCGACTAATTTGCCATTCAAATATCCAGCAGTTGTATCATTAGCTGAAACTTTAACTCTTTCATCATCTCCACCGCCTCCAGCACTTCCACTCACAATAACTATTGTTGCATCATTTCCAGCGTCGTCTTCAACAAATACCGAACTGCCAACGAAATTCAAATTTTGTCTTTGAGTTAGTGGTGTTCCCTCATCTTGTATTGTGTGTCCACCGCCGCCACTAGAACCAGTAATTGCAATAGTCAAAGTCTCATTGCTGCCATCATTATTTTCGGTCAAAACAATTCCATTGCCCGCAATAAGTTTGCCATTCAAATATCCAGCAGTTGTATCATTCAGAGATACTTTTACTTTGTCATTAGCTCCTCCACCTCCACCACCTCCACCGCCAATAAACTGTCTCAAGTCATAAATATCACTCCATTCTAAACTAGATGTTCCAGATAATAAGCGGATAGCTGCTAGCGGTCTAGCAGTGGCAGTAGGTAGGGAAGGTAAAGCGTTGATAATATCTGCCGTTCCAGTAGAACTTTCAGATAAATCACCTCCAGCTAATAATGCTGGGTGGTCGTCATTATCAATATAAACTAATGCGATTTTAGCATTACTGCCAGTTGGCTTATATGTTGATAAATCGGGAACAAGTTGTAGTCCAGAATAACTCCAATCGTTTCCATCATAATAAGGATGAGAATAATATAATGCTGAACTGCCAGACGGATAAATCAAAAATGGCATTAATTGTTGACTATAAACCCAAACAATATCTTGACCAATGCCATCTGGATTGAACTCGTGTTTCTCATGGTGATCTGGAAGATACGCAGAATTGCCCCAATCCTGATATATGCCAGTATCTTTACCAACTACATACCAACGAGACTTGTTTACTTTGTCTCTAGCAATGCGTACTTTCAGTCCATAGACATTGGCAACCCTATCATTATAGGCTTGAATAATCTCATTGAGATTGCTCCGCAGGCGAACATATACAAATCCTGGTCTAGTCGGGATTTCAACTACTTCCTTGCCACCAATCTTCAATCCTAATTCACCAGGAAATTCTTGGATGACATTTTCTTTAATGTCATCAAATTTTTGCATCGACTTTTTTAGTCTACGTTTTCCAGTTGGCATATTTAGCCTCTATAATTTTGTTACCTGCAATAAAACCTTAGCTATAAGTGCCGTACCATAAGGAAGAACAGTTTTATCTGTAATATTACGCGAAACATATATTTTTAGTTTATTATTGGCATTTTTAGCTAACCCAGCTGTTAAAGTTGCCGACGCTAAAGTAACAAAGCTTCCATAAGCATAACCATTAACAATTGTTCCAACTCCTATCGAATCAATAGCGTCTCCCAATGGTGCAGTATCTGTAGACTCTATTCTCAAAATGAGTGACACATTAGCATTTCCACTTGCCGTCCAGGGATCGCCTCCAAGCTCAGGTGAGCGGCTCCCAGATAGCCAAGCGTGACAAGTAATGAGATAGTTTCCGCTGCTAGGAAATGTGACCGTTGCCCCAACCGATCCAGTACCAGGAGACCAAAAGTTTGCCGTATCATATAATTCACGATCCCAAACAACCATCGAAAATGCTGTAGACGTTCCGGTTGCAATTGTCGTAGAGCTTACTAAACCATAAAGACTCACGCCGTCGTTTGCAGTTCCAGAACCTCCAATAACAATTGTTGTTCCTGGAACAATTCCACCAGGGCCAACTGGATTATGTTTGGGAGGTTTGCTGTCAGTTGGCGGAACATCTGGAATAATAATTGTGTCTGCAGGTATTCCACTCGTTACTTCTGAAATGCCCATATCAACGAATTCAATTTCATTTTTTTCATCAAATCTGATGGAGACGTTTTCGACTGCAAACAGTTTTTCGTTGAAAACAATCTTGCGCGGCGTATCATTAGCCTCAAGATTGAATTTGACCAACTCCTGAGGGGCAATGTCAAAGTTCGTATAATTTCCACTAAGATTTAAGTCTATCTGTGGGTAACGTACATTTTGGTGAGCAAAATAATTGCCAGCAATTGAATTCAAATGGTCTTGACTTTCCAAAGCCAAGCCTTGTATCCGTTCCACTTTGCCTCGATATTCTGGGGAAGAACCTGGTGTGGAACACAGTAAAGCCTGAAATGTATTCGCCTCCGGGCCATCATATCTAATCCCACCCATTTCGATAAATGAAGTTTCCCCAATTTGTATTTCATCAATAGCCGGATTGTTGATCCAATCCGACTTGGTTATTGTCATATTGACAGGAAAACCATCTCCATTGCTCTTTATTTTATAAGAGACTTCAGCCCATATCTTGCCTTGACGATCGCAGATAACATCTCCAAAATATGTCCCTTTCATCAAAGATCGAATAGAGTCATATAGAGATGTTCTATCAGCGTCGAAATATTGAATGTTGTAATCGTCCCCCAAATATTGAAAATCACAACATTGCAAAACAGTCGAATGCCAACGCAAATAATGGTAAATGGCCTTCTTACCATTCATGTCTTTAATTTCATACCAGGTAGATGGAGAAGCCTTACTTTCCACAGATACAGAAAAGCTTTCGCAACGCTCCATCACTTGTGTCGGTGAGCCGACCTCAAACTCTACATAACCGTCGGCATAGTTGTATTCAATTGTCCCGTTCAAAATATAACCGACAAATCTGATGTTTTGACGGCCCAAAGCGTTGCCACCAATGCTCTGCTTTATCATCCCATACCAATCATCTGCAAAGATAACAACTAAAGAACCATCTCGAATTACATTCTCTGGAACGTCAGAACGTACTCTAATCCTTGTTTTGTACCCTCCTGAATTTCTTGATCCAGAAATGGATTCAATTCGCCAATCCAAAATTGGAGTTTTTGTTCCTTTACCTGGACGATCATATATGGATATATTCCTATATGAAACATCCTCGCTTCCATTACTTCCTGTGACTGTGAGCCTGGTAAGATAATGTCCTGGAGAGTTATAAGTCACTATTCCTGGAGTGTGAGCGTTAGAACCAGTAGAGGATGCTCCTTCAAAAAACCAGCTATAACTTAGTGATGTTCCACTGACTAAGTGAGATGTACCAGAAGCAGAATAATAAACTTGACATTGCCCAGTGTCATCCAAAACTCCAGCATAATGAGGCCCCATATTTACAAAAGCACCAAACACCTCGTTTTGGTTTGTATAAGCAATGTCATAATCTTTATAGAAAATGACATCTAATTCGTTGGATGGATTTTGAATAATGCGCGTGAAAATAGGATTGATTTCAACAAATCTCAATATTGTAAGATAATCATTATCTGACCAATTAATGTGAGAATTCTCGGCAACTGTAATGACAGAAGGGGAAATGTCTTTTACTCTAATTTTGCCTTTATCATCACTCCCAGCAGAAGAGCCAACCAATAAAATAAATCCAGGTTCTACTAAAGAAAAAGAACCTTCAGTTACAGTATCAAAGGGAATTTCTCTCATCTCTTTGTTTGTACCAGTGCTATTCAACCTACAAGCCAAAGCTGTTTGCGGTTGATAGATCGACAAATATAACTGAGTCTGTTGTGGTCTTGTCTTTAGTAAATCTAGTTCAAAAAGTGTTGGTATGCTCATGTTCTTATGTTATTAACTATTAGTGTTACATCAGTGTAATTTTCTGAAAAATATCCTCTATAAGTTGGCTCAGAAATCACACAACCAGAATAATTATAAAACTCATACGTAGATGCTCCATATTGAGGTATTCCAACAACTACAGTTCCGGTGAGTTTGATCGACTCATAATATGTTTGCAGGTTGTTATAATCATTAGGAGGCATCAAACTCCAACTCATCTTATACTGCCGAATTGCTGGATAAACAGGATGACCATCCCCAGTAATTCCTAAATCTTGGCGCTCGACCCAACCATGTTCCGATGGTGTCTGAATTTCCATCCCATTGATACTAAAAGTTCCTGTAGAAGCCACATCTACCTCTCAATCACTATTTCAGCCACATTATCCAATGTATTATCTATAATTTCTGCAATTAATCCTTCAGATAAAGCTACACGTAAAGTTGCAGAACCACCACTCCTGCTTCCTAATTGACTGAGCGGGGTAATATCAACTCGTTCAGGCACTTCTCCCGCCATCAGTAATTTAGGACGAGTAAGAATCATATTGGAAACTCCAGACGCATATTTTGGAATTGTTGATGCTCCCCCTGTTGGTTGTGTGCCTCCAAATACATTAGGGAATGTTGATGCTCCTCCTGTCGGTTGTGTGCCTCCAAATACATTAGGTAAACTACTTAAAGATGTTATGCTTTGAGCTGCAGCATTTGCTGCATCAGTTATTTGTTTTTGTAGCGCTAAAGCATCCGCTGCCGCAAGCTCCAAAACCCTCTCCTGCTCTTGAACATTAGCCACTATACCAGCTACTGCGTTTTTATAATAATTAAAGATCGTATCTGTAAGCCCTAATTCACCAAAATATTTCTTTAATACATCAGTGATAGCTTTGGCTTGCTCCTCAGTAACCGAGTTGGTCTTAGCCCATTGAGCTAATAACTCTTCTAATTTGCCTCCAGGCCCCCAAAAAGCATCTTGCAAATCTTTTAGTTCTTGTTCATATTGCGCCTTGCGAGCATCCAAATCTGCTTGTGATTTGTCTTCGATTTCTTGGATTTCTTGAGCATGTTGAGCTTCCCGCTCAGCCTTTTTCTCTTCATAGTTGGCTCGAATATCGTTCAACTGTTCTTGTAAAGACTGTTGAATTTCGGCTCGTTTGTCTCTTTCATTCTTTCTAATTTCATCAAGTTCATCTTGATTGTGTTTTTTAATTTCATCAAGCCTTTCAGCATAAGCTCGATCTTCTCGTTCTTTGTCTAGATTGAAGCGTCTAATCAAAGTCAAAACTTGACGGGCATCCCGTTCGCGCAAGGCATCTTCAAGACTGAATAAAAAATCTTCCTGAAGTTTTCTTAGCCGTTCCTGATGGTCTCTTTCCGCTTTTTCTTCATCATCGCGAGCTTTCTTATTTGCGTTTGCAACCTTATCTCTAGTATCCTTATTGAGTTTTTCGAGGCTTTTTTGTGCTTTACTTTGAGCATCAGCAATAGATTTGTCACGATCCTTTTCTAATTTGGCTAAATCATCCAGAAAATCTGCCTCTTCTTTGACGAGTTCTTCATTTTTTTTCTTAATCAGTTTATTTCGGTCTGTAACATATTTATCCCAAAGTTTATTGCTTTGTTGTGTATAATCTTTTTGTAAATCTGATAATTCATCCACCAAATCAGACATGATTTTATACATATTGTCAGCAGCTTCATTTTCTCTCTTGGCCAACTCTTCGTTTTTAGCATCCAAACCGGAGAATTCCATCAAAGCGTCTAAATCTATTGGTTTAATTACGGCTTCTTTGATGCTTTCATTCATCGCCACAAATGTGTTTTTCCAAACCGCTAAAATGTCGTCAATATTAAATACGTCTTTTAAATTTCTCCTGAACACATTTTTAAAATTCTGAAGAGCCATAATTATTGTAGCAAACGTTGCAATCCAAAAAGCTGCTATGTTGCCGGCTAAAAAATTTATCATGTTAACAATAACAATTAAAATATTTGCACCGGTGGCTAAAACCTTTTGCCATGCCATTTCCACGGGCATTAAACCTAACGCTAAAGCATCCTTCAAATCCCGAATTTCGGCTTTTTGAGCTTCAATTTGTCCAACATATGTCTTTTGATAATCCGTGAGTTCTTTTAATATGTCTTTTGATTGTCTCTGGATTAGATTAAACGCAGCATGACTGCGTTCTAGTTCTGATAAGGCAGTATAAGATTTTTTGATTCCCATTCGATGAGCTTCCTCAACTACAGCTAATCGGTTCACTGCAATACCAGCTCTCTGAAGGGCCTCACCATAACCAGAAGATAAGAATAAAGCAACTGAAGCGGCTGTATTGGCAAAATCTTTTCCTAGAACAACACTCAAAGCCGCAACCGTCTTGGTCAAATCTATAATTTCTTGACTTGTGAACCCAAATTGACGTGTCAATAACTGTATTTGAGCAACACCACTAACCAATTCACGCGTAGAAAACACTCCAAATTCTTTACGCAAAGATCTAATCAGTTCAAGTGTCCCTTTCATGGTTATGTCTAAACCAGCTTTTTGCAAAGAACGGACACCTGCTCCCAATTTGTATAATTCTTTAGCATAATCCACACTACTAGCTATAAGGTTTTTGAATGCTTTTATTAAACCGAGGAGAGCATTGACGGCATTTATTCCTAATACCGTTCCAAAAACATATTTAGAAACCGTACCAAAATTTACAACATTGTCCTTAAGTTTGTCTTTTTCCTTCCCCACATCTTTCAGTTTTGTTTTAATTTTTCCACTGGCGGCAATCACTTTATTGACAAGCTCTTGAATAGAAGCTCCGGCAGTACCAGCGCCGAATTTCATGTTTCTCCAAAAATCGGCAACCCCTTTATCTTTTATCGTAGCTTCAAAAATTATGCTAACTTTCTCTGGTTTTGCCATAACCAATACCCTCACAAAATTCTTTTAGTACAGAAATATTGTTAATGACTAATCCTTTCGAAAACAATTCAAGTCGTTTTTCACTTTCTAATAATAAAACTTCTTCCAAACTTTTCCCAGATAAAAAACAAATTACATCAATATATGCAGTAGATTCATCCTCAACAACATTATCTACAATTCTACCAATAAAATTAATAATGTGTTCATCTGGAAATTGTTCTGGAATATATTTACCAATTAAATCATATAGCTTTATGGCATTAACCAAATTCATTGGCTTTATATCGGATGACGTTGCCAACGGGCATAAACTCCTTTCTTATCTTTACTGTTGAAATTGTTGGAGGCTTAGAAGGATGCAACATCCAATCAGGACGAGGTAATTCCTTGAAACCGTCCTTTGATTGATAAGCAATTTCACTAATTATCCATTCCCACTCTTTTTTCAATTGTTCTTCAACTGCTATTTCTTGTGCTAATCCTATGGCGTCGTCAACATCTAAATTAGCAATGTACTCCAAAGTCCATCCATATTTCTGAGCAAATAGATGAGACCAAATATACCAGGTGCGATCCTCGTAATCCCAAATTTCTTTTTTGTGCTTTATGTTCGTATTGAGAAATGGAAATTCATAGCGTGGACGGTGATGTAACTGAATATGAGATAAAGCAATTGCCACCTCATACCAGGGTCGATCAACTACTTTTTCTATTGGAATTGACAAAGAAGTAGAGACGATAACAACACAATATTTAGCCGTTTCTGTTGCATCGTTTTCTTTTATAGATTTATTCAATTTAACTAGCAAATCATTGATTGCTAGCCATTGTTTCAAGAGAGGGCGAGTATAGTTGTACTCGCCCTCGCCAATTTTTATTGTCATAAGTTGTTAAACAACCAGATATTACGCCACTGCTGAAACGTCAGATCGGAGCAACAACCCAAACTGTTGAGCTGCTGGCTTCGTGGAATCGACAAAAGCCCTAAATTTCAAGCCTGTCAAACTCCAACGATCACCAAAAGGTGTGTTCAACGTCCATGCATCAACAACTTTCACCTTGTGAAGCATGAGTGCAACATAATCACCTGCATCTTCATCGTACACTTTTGGAGCCCACAAATGGTAACTTAAACTGTTGTTGATTTTACCAATTGGAGCATACTCGATTGGAACTGATTTATTCACAACTCCAAATTTCATCAAATGACGCAAAACAGCTAGTGGGAAAAAAGCCTGAACTGTGAAAACAAACTCTAAATAATTGCGTTGCTGGACAGTATCTTTCACACCAACATTGTCACACAACACATCATTCATAGTCAAGTTTTCAGTCAACGAAACATCAGTAATACAACCAAGCTCAAAGACTGGATAAGTCGCTGTTCCACTTAGTCCCCAATAGAACCCATTTGCATCAGGTGATTTGAATTCTGGAGCAGAATAATCCTGGATGAAGATAGTAGGCGCACCTTCAAGATAAATATCTTCTTGGGAAGTCAAAGTCCCAACAGGAGTGCCTGTTACTAAAGCCATTTATAGCCTCCTACATTTCTACAAGAATAAATTGAGAAGTTGGAGTAGCTCCGCTTCCACAACAAGAGCTTCCACCAAACACCTTTGTCAACATTTCTGGAGCATCTAAAGCATCTACCTCAGCAACAGAACCACCACCAATAAACTTATATCGTTTACCAGTAACAGAACCAACTGAAATAAGATTGCCTGGATATTGAGACATTAACCAGACGCTTGCCGGAGGCTCTAGCTTGACCTGATCCTCAATATCTTCTATGACGCTCTCCCTGTAATAATCGCTTCGCTTCTCCATGTTCGTTCGTCCTGTGCTATTGCGGATACTAGGGTTACTCTAGTATGAAAAGCAATTCCAGTTGAGTTGAACCCTCGTCCATGCAATAATGTTAGTATTATACCAGCAATTTCATTTGCCTCTTTACTGCTGGCCTCTTCTGAAAAAACATAAATAGAAGCAGAAAATGTAACATCCTCGCATTCATCAGGAGTAATGTTGCCGATTTTTACCCTTATACCAGGATAACCTGCTCCACTATCTGTTCCCTTCCAGTCCAATTCTTTGATCTGAGCAGAGTCATGATCTTTCATTCGATTAACTAGAACAGTTTGTGTTTTTAGATAAGCGATAATCGCTTCTTGTATTTCTGCACTATTTTTTAGCGACATCCTTAAATTCCACTTTCATGTTCTGTAATAAACTAGTAACAAAAACATCAATTAGTCTGGATTGTAAAGACAATTTATTTTTATCTATTGCTGGTTGTAAGTATGGTCTTGGAGCTACTCCAGGATGAGAAATTCTAATAAATGAAACTTGTTCATCCTCAGGGACTATATACTTTCTCCCTAAAGGTGATGGATATTTCCAAAGGAAGGAGAGTACAGGAGCATTTTTAGCCTTAATATCGTATTCCATCGCCACACCCCTTGTGGCGTGCAATCCAGAACCCCATTCAAACGCTGCTGCCATTGGAGCTTCTTGTAAATCCACATCGATTGCAATTTGATATCGACCATCACCAATAACTTCGGCTGGACTAACAGATATAGCACTAACAATTTCGTAAGGCAGTCTTTTCGCAGAGACATTTTTGCGTGCTGAATCAGCAATTTTTCCGATTTCTTCTGTCAACGCTTTTAAGACTAAATTATCAATAAATCTACGGAACATTATTGTTGCTCGTGCATCCTGTCACTTCTGGTTAAAGTGAGCATAATGTAATTTCTTGAATCTCTTGGGTTATGAGATGAATATTGCACATTTTTCACTCTAAATTTTTGACCATAATAAGGATGATCTAATGGTTTAGAAATTTCGATTTCATCCCGTTCGTAAATAGCTAATGTTCCAGGAATGATGTTCATCTTATAAACATGCTCAGTTTCCAAACCCTGCTGCATTAGGAGCATCTCAACAGGTTCTTGTTGAATCTTAGCCATAATATCATGATAAACAACCGTTCCAGTTGGAACTGCTCCACCGACACTATCGTCTTTTGCAAACTTGACGTGCCAAACGTTTACTCGAATGTTAAAACCAGCTCCCATCACAACATTCCCACATATCTAGGTCTGCGATATTTCTGAATGAGTTTTCTGACAAACTGCGCTCTTGCAGACGATCCAAACGAGGTTTTGATTAATGGAACTCGACTTTCTCGATATTGTTGATTGCTAAAATCTTGCACTCCAACATCACCAACAGCTTCGTTTCCATACCCAATAATCTCATTCAGAATAACATCTGCATAAGTTGTTAATGCTAATAGAATATCTGGTTTATAAGATGTTCCAGAAGAAAACCCGCATTCATACACTTCTTGTATTTTATATGGGAAAGCGTATGAACATCCACAATTTTTCGATAACCAATGTATGTCTACTAGGCCATATTCACTATTTCTAAGTGACAGATAAATGTTATCTGTTCCAGCTTGTGACCAATAGACTGTCTCAGAAGTATCCAAAAAACTAGTACTGATAATCTTGGTTACATAAGTATTCTCTAAAATCAAAAACTTGTCTGTTGGATTATAAGAGTATGTTCCAGTAATGATCGTCGGAAGTAAATATGTTTCTAAATCCTCAGATAACTGCTGTTCAGAAATAAGATACGCCGCGTTTCTTTGTCCATCTAAACTATTAGCAATATGACCACCATAATCGCTAAAAAGAGCATCAGTCAAAATTATTGGCTTTGAGTAAGGATATATCATATTTTAACTTCCTGCGATTAACTGTCGATGACTAATCCATATACCATCAACTAATGTAACGACATTATCATTAGCCAAAACAGCTCGCACAACAAAATCCAATGTGCCTGCGGGAATGGTCAATGATTGTTCCGCGGTTAATTCTAATCTAACCCGTTTGTTAGCACCAGATGGGGTTACGACACTTCCGGTAAAAGAGACATCATCACCAACAATCGCAGTAATTGTTGCTTCAGCTAAGTCTGGCCAATTAGCATCGATGTCAGTCCAATCAATTGCTCTGCCGTCTATATCTTCATAACTATCACCGCGGTAAGTTTCTACATTTCCGCTTTGTGCCACAATGGATGTAGTAATAATTTGTCCACTGCCTATTCTGCCTAAGCTATAACCAGCAGTACCAACAAGATACGACCCCGGAACAATATTGAGCAGTGGATCAGCAGCACTGCCTGCAGAGCTTAACACCGCTCCTGCGCTGCCAACAATCGTGTGACCAGCCAACAGTTCGTCCCACACATCACCAGCGGTCAATTCTTCAGGGATCAATTCGACGTCAAGGTACGTCGTGTCAACATCCTTGCAAACCACGATCAGCGTAACCTTAGTACCTGCGGCTCCGGCAAATGCAGTGTCTGCCCAATCAATGCGGTATAACCCGTTGCCACAGTGGTACGCCTTATTATCGCCGTGCGGACTGTCTGCCGCAGCGAGCGCGGTGGCGTCTGCTTTAGCGGATTGCACCTGCAAATCTCGCTGATAATGCAAATCAATGTCCGTGATAGTTATATCAGTCTTGGGTTTGTGATTGACATCGTCACGCAGCACAAAGTAGGTTGTTATATCTGTTGCACCAGCTTTGATATACATATCTACTTACCTCCCGTGCGGTCGCCAAAGAACGGATGACCGCCACCACCGCCGCCCGACTGCACAGCACCAATGTTTAGCTTGTTAGTTGTTGTCGGAAACATAAACCACGAGCTATTGAACGCTGCACCGACCGCTGGTGAACCTGGTTTGAGCGCAAAGTTGCCATTTGCGGCATCTATGAACGGATCAGCCGCCAGAACCAGGTTGTTGCCATAATCGAGCAGATAATTGGTGTCCCACTTATAGGCAGTCTCGCAGTTGTATACGGCGTTGTTGCCAAATATCAAAAACTTGCCGTTGGGATTTTCGAAATTGATCCCTACTCCACCACTGCCAGAATAACCCACGACTAGATTATTCATTACGGTTTGATAAGTATAGCCGCTAGAGTGATAGCCAATCCCATACCCCCTAGCAGGGGTGGACGAATACACTGTGTTGTTGATTACTTCTGCGTTGCTGCCAATCACGCGTATCCCCCTCCTAGTAAAATCCGTGACACCACAGTCTATAACCAGATTATTTCTTATTTTAAATCCGCCAATCCCCTCCCCAGGACAATTGTAAAAAACTGAATTATAACCGGAAGTAATGCCGCCACATCCATTTCCGTTCGTACCAGCGTCATGGATGTAGCAATTAATTATCATACTATCACCACCAAGTGCAACAAGCGTTTTACCACTTGGCGATGATGACCCCTTGTGAATGTTGCAGTTATGGAAGTATAAATAGTTGCTGGATATTCCATTATTATTCCCAAAAGAGTGTATCTCCAGGTCAATATGAGTTGTATTTTGATTTAGCACTGCACTCCACATCGTATTGCCGCCAGCGTCGATTTCCGCCATGCCGCCGTCTCTAATTGTTGATGTATAGCCTTGCAAAATCAGCCGCGCGGCTCCCGTCGGTGTCCCAAAGGTGGCTAATGTCAGCGGTGCGGACAAAACTTGTTTTGTCCCCGCCTTGATGTTGAACCGGTCACCATCGGTCGTGTTGCGGGTAACCAAGTCCAACGCACCTTGTATGCTGCGCCAGGCTTTTGCCGCGCTCCCGTCGTGCTGGACGCACGCCACGTCCGTCACATCCACTGCCGCCGGCGCGGCTGCCAATTCGACTTCATCATTGCTGATAACGCTTGCAACGCGATAGTATCCAGATGTAATTTTGCCAGAGCCATTGTCAGCCAATTTCAGCCAATGGTTGACTTTCGATTTTGCAAATGCCCCCGCTTTTACTAGACGTTTGGTCGCGGCAGTGTATGCGCCGTCCGTGAACGAGCTGCCCGCAAAATCGTTTCCAGTTCCATAGTCTAGATAGTAATTAGTTGTTGCCATTAATAAATTCCTCGTACACAGGGGTTGGATAATTATTTCTTATTAAATCGTTGTTTTTCCATTCACTATTGAACGCATACCAATTTATTGAGTCTATTTCAGAATAGTTTCTACGTAAAAATTTCAAATAGTCTTTTTGTGTATCCATGAGCATTAATGAATCTTCTTCACCAATGACAGTCGTTTCAGTCATTACTACTGGAAGATCGACAATATTTTTGATCTTTCTTGCAAGCTCAAAGGCTCTTCCAAATTGATCTGCTCGCCAAATATTACAATGAAAAGAAATTGCACCCGTATTCAGTCCAGAATCTTTTGCTCCCCGAAGAAATTCAAGCGATTGGTCGTGCATAGATAATGCACCATATAACATCTTTACCCCCAAATTTTGCAGAGAAGAAACACATTGTCCGTATCTCTGTCCACCTTGATAATATGTCTCATTATCATCTACCCAAGAGCCAAAATATTCCCCAACATCTTTACCATCTTTACGTTTTACATCTGGCTCATTGAACAATTCAATCGCCTCTGGATTGTATCTCTCTTGGATTGCGCAAATAAAATTGCTAAGAGAATTATAACATAATGACGAAACAGGACTGCCGACATCAGGCCATAATCTAGCCCATTCTGGGCATACTTTTATTGTAATTATAAATGGATAAGATGCTAAAAGTGAAACATTGTTATCATAGATTTCAGGCCATACATAAGTTCCTGGTGTAGGTTCTATATCTCTCCATTTGATTGGAATCTGATATATCCTTCCAGGAACTAGCCATTTTTTGATTGTTGCTACATCCCCCTCAATTTGACAACCTAATCTCTCACTCAAATACGTCGAAGGTACGGTGATTTGCGGTAAAAAGATTGTTCCTAATGTTGACCCTGCGATTTGTAGAAATTCACGGCGATTCATTCTTTATAGAACACTTGTCATACCTATAAGGTGGATAATCAACCGGAATTTGTAAGCACCAATTCCAATATAATTTTACTTTAGGAATTGGTGTTTCTGTAACTGTCGGTTCGTAAGTGATTACAGATGTTGGAGTATAAGTAAATGTTGGAGTATAGGTAAATGTTGGAATAGGCATGAATGTGCTTGTATATGTTGGCACTAAAGTAAAAGTCGCCGTTGAAGGAACGTCAGTTGCAGTGCTAATCCATGTAACAGTATAAGTTGGCGTAAAAGTTGGAACTGGTTTTGGTGGATTGATATATCTCCACCACCAAAACAAACACAACACAATCAAAATTAGAATAACTAAACCAATCACAATTCGCTTTATCATTTCTACCTCACAATATTTGGAAGCTCAGTGCCAGGAATTACAATCCTATTCTGCTGTGCTTTTTGTTTTTGGTTAACTTGTTCTTGCAATAAACCGGCTTCACCCAAAATATGTAAATACTCGGCAAGTGCCAACATTTGTAATGATGTAACTCCATCAGTTGTCATGCTAAACAATACGCTGCCAACATCAGAAAAAATAACCTGGATAAAACTATTTGGTTGATTTTTATTTTCATCCATACCACCACTCCGTCCATTCCAATTGGTTTAGCCAACGCTGCAAGAAAATCATTTTGTTCTCGTTCAAAGAGTAACCAATATTATAGGTTACTGAAGTTGCATTGGTGTAATGAATTCCAACTGCCTCCGGAACAACAATGATATTATAACCTAAACTCTTAATAGACAAACAAAGATCAACATCTTCGTAAGTTCCCATTCCATAAGCTTCTAAGAATTTACCAGCTTTATTGAACAAACTTCTGCGCGTCAATAAAGCTGCACCAGTCACAGCAATAACATCTCTAATTTGATTGACTTTTGGGTTATCGGGAGACCATCCTAAAAATTGATGTATAACATCAGCATTAATTGTTGTTGCTAAACCAATATGTTGTATCTTTCCAGGAGGTCTAAAACGTTGATCCAAATCCGACTTTTCAGGAAATAATAATTTCATTCCTGCAACACCAACATTTGGATCATCCATAGCCCGAACTAAAATTTCCCCACTTCCCTCATTGAGAATTACATCATCATTCAGAAAGAATACTAATGGAGAATAGCCATGATTAAAAGCAATGTTGCAGGCTTTAGGGAATCCAATATTTTCTTTATTGCGGATGACTTTTATGCTCGAAGGCAGTTTAGCATAAAAGTCATCCGCCGCTTCAATTGGACTACCATTATCAAAAATGATGATGCGGTAACTTATCTCACCAAACGCTTTTGGAATTGATTCAAGACATTGAGATAATAAATCGAACCGTCGGTAAACAGGAATTATTATATCTACTAATTTAGAATGCAAATCAAAATTACCTTGCCTAATAGTTTTGTTTTTGATTTGAAAAGCGTTTCTTGCATTTTTTCTCTTTGTCATTATAGTCCTCGTATTTATCTAAGTAATCCATTAAATTTTCGCTTAAGAATTTGTTCAAATACTCTCGATATGCTGAATAGCACTTTTTATGTGTGATTAGATTGATTCTAATTGGTCTATCTAAAGCAACAATAAATTTTTGTTCTGGATAAACTGGTTCATCACAAAAAATACAAACGCCTAAAGATTTTGTTTTGTTACTCATGACTAAATTCTTTTATTGCTTTATCAATTTGTTTGGCAGGAATATCCCAAGTCAACTGTTCGACATATTTCCTGGCAGCAGATGTATCAAATCCATGTTCATAAACTTGATTTAGTAAGAAAACACCATGTTTTTTGCTAAACCAATATCGCCATCCATTTCCAAAACAATCCCGATGTTGGTACTCATAATCTGCCAATAACCCTCGATTATCTGCTAATAACTCGGAAATAGCCGTACAATTTGTTGCTATGATTGGAAGACCTGTTGCCATAGCCTCTAAAATTGGGAGACCTAAACCTTCGGCTTTTGAAGTATGTAACATCACATCAGATAAAGCATATAATCCCCAAAGCTGCTTGAATGGTATTCCACGTTCTATTAAAATAAAGTGTTTATGAATACCTAATTCTTGGGCATAATCTCGCAATCTTCCACCAGCAGGATTGAACTCTTTAGTTACAAAAATTAGCTTAGTTTTTTTGTTTTGTGAGAATTCCGCGTATGTCTCTAATAAACGATGAGGGTTTTTCCTTTCTTGGTTGTCAGCCACTGATAAAACAACAAATACATCATCTTCAATTCCTAAGGATTGTCTCAATTTATATTTTTCTTCCAGTGTTGGAACTCTCCATTGATTGCAATCTATTCCTATCTGAATATGTTCAGCATTGACACCAAGTTGATTCGCCTGTTCTGTTCCATATTTAGAGATAATAAAACACTTGTCCATCAAGGCTAAAACTGTTGCCCAAGACATGCAGAGTGGCCCTGCTTCAACGGGCATTATTCCAATATATTTGTGTTTCTTCTGCAACATAGTTGCATTATTGAGCAATTTCTCATGATGTGGAATATCTAAAGCACAAATAAAAGTATCGAATTTCCATTTTACTTCTAAATTCTGAATCTGGGCAATAACATCATTAAAGTTTGAAGCTCTCAAAATGCTAAAGTTATTTGTGTGTTCTTGACCTTCATAGCCAATCCCAAGTGCTTTAATATCATATCCAAGTTTATATAGCTCATTGCAAAGTGGAATGCTGATATTCAAGTACCCACTTCCAACCGGGTCAAAATCGCTCAGAATAACAATCTTATTATTCATTTGAATACTTTTTTATTCCATTCCTCTAATATTCTATTTGGATGAAATCGTTCAATCGCTTTTTTCTGCAATTCGAAATTATATCCATCATCTCTTAGTTTATTCCGAAACAAAACAGTCTCTTCAATGTAATTCTTCTTTGTTAAACCAATTTGTGGATCAAGATTGATAACTTTTCCCATATTTGTCGTTTGCAACGCTCCAAATCCAGATGTGATTGGATATATGCCAGCAACTTGGCTTTCTGCTATTGAAATACAAAATAACTCATCGTATATGCAGGGATAAAGTTGAATTTCTGCTCGAAGCTGCTCTGAAATTAATTCCTTTCTCGAAATAGCTCCGAGATAAATAACATCTTCTAATCCCGTTGTCATACTTAAAAACTGCTCATTGTGCCGACCAAAATCTCCTCCCCAAAGCCGATAGTCAGATGTCACGACTAATGAGGCTTCTGGAATTTGACTTTTGATAGTTGGCCACCAACGGAGTAGAATTTCTAATCCTCTATGTGGAACAGAAGTAAAAATAAATCGGTCACTTATTTTTACTTCTGGTTTTTCATAATCCTTGACTCGCACAGGTAAATCTATGACGATTGCATTTTTTATTCCATAATTAATTAGAAAATAATCTCGGTGAAATGGAGAAATAACCACCGTTTTATCTACTAATTCACCAAAAGCTCTAAAGTTTCCAATAGTATATTGGTCACAACTCCACCAAACTTTCAACCCTCTAGCCCCAATCATTCTCAGGTTTGGTGAACGAAAAACAATTAGAATATCTCGATCCTCATGTGGATTAAATTGAGATAGGTCTCGTTGTTCAAATGGAGAAGCTCCAATCTCTCTTGGATTATTGTATAAAACAATCTCATATCCGTCATTATGCCAAGCCTCACACATTGTCAAAAGAGCCAATTCTGCCCCTCCAACACCAATCTGTGCTGGATCATCACCAAACATAGTTTTCATTGTTACTCCGAGTGGAGAACCATCATTAGCAATTATGTGAATTTTCATTTACTTTTTCTCCAGCAAAAACCAAAATTCTACGACTTTATCACCTTCATGAGCTAACTGATTTAACTTGGCCACATCATCAGCATAACCTGGAAGCCACTCGCCGAAGAAAAGAGGATTGGACATTTTCATGTCGAATTCATCCAATAACCTCCAATTAGAGAAGCCAAATAATGCTTTCCAATCCAGCTTTTCTAAAACATAATAATGATTTCTTCCGTTTCTTTGCCAATATTCTGGAGTGGGTAAAACTATGAATAAATATCTCGAACTAACTCTATGCCATTCCATCAAAGTAAGTAATGGCATAGGAGAATGTTCAAGAATATGACGAGCAAAAATCAAATCAAAAGAATTATCTCCATATTCATTCAAAAAACTTATATCCATTTGATGAATATCATAATCTTTGCTCAAACCAGTATCGCAATCGTTCTCACTCATAGTAATACCAGTCCAAGCCACTCGATTTTCGGTAAACATATCACTGCAGAATCCAACACCACAACCAACATCGAGAACATTGTTGATTTCTATGTCATGTGAAAATAACCATTCGATTGCTCCTTTAGCCATTTTAGTATGACCTTTGTCCTCTGGCTGGTCATAAATATCTTTTGATAATTTATCTAAATAACAATCAATAAATAGATAATCTCTCATATTCTCTCATTTCCATTTTGCCCATTCCGGAAGAGGCACAAACTCATATTGTGCTAATGGATTCATCGGATAAGGCAATTCGCCAGTATTGAGATAAAACTCATTTTTTCTCTTTATTTCTTCTTCACTTTGCCAACAATAATGTAAAAGTGAAAATGGAGCAAATAACTTATGAACAGAAGCATCTGGAATAGCCATATCGAACCATAATGGATTATCTTCTTTTGCTCTTACATTAACATTACTTCTCCATGCCCATAATGATTGACCTGGAATATTTAATTCTGGAGCATAGTGATCCTGACCATAAATATACATACGATAAGCAAAAACCATTTCTTTGTCGCTTTTTGAAAGTATCTTTCTAGCACATTCCTGCAAATCTACTGTTGGAACACAATCACAGTCATCAAAAATAATCCAATCTGCCTCATGGAACTTTGCTCTTTCAAAAAGAAAATTGATGTGTTTGCCTCTTGGATTACTCCAAACATCTTTAGAATAAATCTTTTCAGTAAAGTGATATAGTTTGGTATTATCGAATTTACGCACAATAGAAAGCGTATCATCTGTGCTTCCACCATCAGCAACAATTATTTCATCCACCCAAGTGTAGCTTTGACAAAATCTTTCGATATTCAATTGCTCGTTCAACGTGCGAACAGTAACAATGATCTTATCCCCAAGAGTCATCTAAATTTCTACTTTCATTCACAGAGGGAGCGTTTTTGCTCGCCACATGAAAAAAGATCATAGTGGCTATAAAAAAGATAAGCCAAATGCTACAACATCCTCCAAAAATAGCTCTAATTATGTCGTTCATTTTATATATCCTACAACAAGTTTGTCATTAAAATATGTGTGTTGCCAAACAATTTTGGTATTAGCATATTTTGGAACTAACTTTTTTACTTCTTCAAATGCTTCCTCAGCTTCATCTTTTGTAACTGCCGTAAGAATAATCTTCTTTTCGCCCAGATTATTTACATGATAAATTGATACTCCATTTATATCCATTTTGTTCCTCCTTTCAAGTGAACTCCAAAATTCGAATGTTGATAACATACATAAAGCAATCCCTGTTGTGAAGCATGATCCTTATATGCTGAGTAACCAGCAATTACTCCAAAACTTCCACAAGAACACCTTACAGATGGGCCTTTATCTTGTACTGGTAATTCATAAAGGAAATGCTCTTCATATGGAGCAGTTGGTATAAATCTATTCCATTCTGGGATATAAATTTTTTCTGTTCTATATACCCAACGACCATCAGGAAGTTGGCCTCTATTTACTTGACCCCGATGCCTAATAATATGAAATGAAAAAGGCTTTTTTGTTGTCGTCATTTTATCTCTGAAAACACGGCGTTTTTATGCAACTCATCAATGTTCCGAACGCCTAAATATGTAAACGCCGATTTCATGCCCCAGGCAATTTCAGAAATTAATTCTTCTAATGAAATCTCTTTGGTAATTTCTTTTTCAATTCCCTCGATAGATTTATAATCTAAATGATAATACTCCTCTTGAAGTCTCTTAGAAGCCATGCCATAAATCATCCCATCATGACTACTCTCATAAGTCTTGCCTAATAGGCTTCCCAACATGACTAAATCAGCTCCAGCTGCTAAAGCTTTCACTATATCTCCAGAAGTTTTCATTCCTCCATCTGCAACAATCTTTGCCCATTTATGCTTGCTAAGACTACAATCTTGTAAAGCATCAATTTGTCCTCTACCTATGCCAGTTACTTGCCGAGTAGAACAAAGTGATCCAGTACCGATACCAACACGCACCAAGCCAACACCATTGTCTATAAGCCGTTTTGCCCCATCAAAAGTGACCACATTTCCAGACATCAAAAAACAGTCATAGTTATACGTGTTGATATAATTCGACACCTCATAACAATAATCGCTCAGAGCATCTATGTAACCGTTAGCCACATCTACACATAAAATCGACGTCCCATAATCTAAAACATCTTTATATATTTTGTTGTTTAATCCTACTGCTACTCCAAAATTTGCTCGATTAGGATGATTCATCAAAGAAAGACTTTTACGAATGTTTAAAAGTAATTCTTCCTCGGATTGAAATCTGTGAATTATCCCAATCCCTCCCAAATCAGACATTTTAGCTACCAGTTCTGGACTAATAATACCCTTCATTGGACTGGCAATAATAGGAATAGACAAATCGAGACTTTCACTTAATCTAACAGATAAATCGACTTCATCTCTACTATTGACATTAGAAACTTTTGGAACTAAAAAAACATTAGAAAAATCATGTGTTGTTTGCATTTTTATTTCACTCGACAAGTCTCTAGAAGCTGAGTAACTCTACGATCCCAAGTATGTCCATTCACTTTACGATGCCCAGCATCAATAATCTTTTGTGCCTCATCCCAATTTGATAATGCCCATTCTACTTTACTTACACCCTCTTCAAGATTGGAAAATCCTAAATAATGTTCATTATCAACAAAAAATGTAGCCAGGTCTGGCGTTCTATTAGCAACAAGTAGATTGCCAAATCCTAAAGCCTCCCAAACTCGTGTTGGTGTATCCTGCATAGATGACCAGCTCAAAGCTATTTTGCTTTGATTATAAATCGAACGGAATTCGTCATAAACCTCACCAATCGAATAATGAACTTTGTATCCTTTACTTCTAAGAGCCATTACTAATGCACTGCGCTGTTCATAGTGCAAACCCACCAAGCAGGCGTCATTGATTTTTTCTTTCTCCGGATCAAGAAAATGCAATTCTGGATCATACGCATAAGGAAGAAAATGTTCTCCATCTTCCATGTAACAACTCTGCATACAGAAATTGAAATCAGAATACGATTTTGGCAAAATATATGTCTGCTTAATACAATGCGGATCAGTCTGCACATGTGCTACAACATTAGCGTTAGGACGTTTCGATAAGTGCCAACCAGCATCCACCTGTAACCATAAATCAGGGTTTCTCATGTGTTCTGGCATTTGAACTTCTATCATAAGAGGATCAACCAACATCCTAGCTGATTGTGACGGCAGAGGCAAATCTGGATACATCACATATTTTTGTGGAAGCTGCATACCACCATTCCAGGGTATCCAATCTCCAAAAAATGGGCCTGTAACAAATAATTCAATATCATTTCTACGCTGCAAAGCTCTCCAAAAATAGTGAGCCATTGTGAATGGGTAAATAAGAAAAGATAAAACTACACGTAATTTTTTCACTAAATCAACCCTTCCCAAACTTTGCTTGTAGCTTTTCAGTCCACTTATTACGAAATTTTTGCTGGTTGATCTTTGTTTGTGCCTCTCGATTATTTGTAACTAGACTGACTGTCTGCCCAAATAAATGGTTCACAAAAGGAAGATTAAGCCCAACAATTTTCATATCGTTGTACATTGCCCAAGCACCAATATCAACATCCTCGAAATCATAACGACCGTAAGTTTTAGCATCCCAACCACCAATTCTTTTCCACACATCTCTTGTGCAAACAATTAACCAACCCTCAGGATAAGGAATAATTGAGGGCTTACCATTAAGCATTAGTGTATTCCATCCAGTGTCGTAATAAAGAACCTTACCACCAACAATGACTTCTCCATTGTTTTCTTTGATTGTTTGAGAAATTGGCAGAATGATGTTGCCAGACATAACTACATCATTAGACAGAAATACTAATATATCTCCAGTTGCCGCCTTTGCTCCTCGATTGTGACTTCCACCAAAACCTAAATTTTCCTGATTTCTAACATATTTAATTTCGTGTTGAATGTTCAACTTTTGCCAAAATGCAGGCATTGTATGACAATCTAAATCAGGAGATGCATCATTGACTAATATAATCTCTAACGGATCAGGAACAAATCTTTGCAATTCACCCAACCTGGAATGAGTTAGAAACCAGTTATTGTAATAAGGAATTATCACACTGATTGTATTCATTTTTATATTCATGCAATCCTTCCAGAATGGAATAAATCGGTATGCCGAGCTTTTTTGCTAGTTTTACTTTCAAGCCAGCCTTTCTTGGTCTCTCAGCAATAAAATTACTAACTTGGTTACTTCTCACAGGTTTTATTTTGGTTCTGTCTAATTGAAACACATTAGCAATCATTAAAGCAAATTCATATCGACTTACAACATTCTCAGAAGCGATATGTAAAATGCTGGGAATATTTGAGAGTTCTGCACACATAATAAGGCTTTTGGAGAGGTGTGGAATATATGTTTGATTTCCAAACAAATCTTTTGTGATTTTCAATTCTTGAACATTTGCCTCAAATGCTTTCAGCAATGTATAAACAAAATCAGGTTTTCCTGACACACCACCATATAATCCAGCCGTCCTTACAATCTTGACATTATTGTATATAGAAGCACAAATCTCACCAGCATATTTTGCTATAGAATAGCCCATTTTATCTGTCGGCAAATCATCACTTCTATGATAGTTTTCATCATAAGGGCCTCGTTTCCCACCAAATACATAATCTGTACTGATATGAATGATTCTTCCTGAAAAGTTGCTCGCCAAATATGCAACCCCCATACTGTTTACTTGTATAGCTCTTTGATAGTAACTAGGTTCTTCTGCTCTATCTACATCAGTAAGTGCGGCACAATTGATTACAACATTTCCATCCCAATCTAATTTCTTCTTACTTAAAATGTCATAATCTAATGGATCACATCCATCATGCACAAGCTGGCTTCCTAATCTTCCATGATAACCAACAATGCCAATCTTCATTTTATTTTCTCAATTCTGAGTTAATTGCAAGTTTAGGAAACAAAAAGAACCAGTTATACATGATAAATAATTGTCGTGCTTCATATTTTTATTCTCCTTTCAATTTTGAAACTGAAAACTCTAATCTATTATATCCTGCTATCCACCTATAAATATTAAGATTAGATTAGAGTTTTTGCTTAATCATAAATCTTTGCCCAAGTACACCTTTATTATCTTTCATTATGTGATAATAAATTGTCCCAACAGCAAAGATCAACCCAAATAATTCTGGGAAATTTCTGAGCGTCACATCTGCAAAATCTACTTGTCCAGATAACCAAAGCTCTAGCAAAGCCAACACTCCAGAAACAATTGCTGTCAAGATGACTGCTCCTTTATCTTCTAAGTGGAAATAGTTTTTGAATGCCTGAGTGATTGGAACACCCAAAATGCCAATTACTACTACGACTAAAAATTGTAAAACGTCTCTCCAAGTGGTAAATTCCATATCATCCTCTCAATCAGTTTCTGCCTTCCCATAATCTTACATCTAATTCGTTTGCAAGTTTATATGGATGAGTTTTATTGCCTCTGCAACAAGTCTTTGTGATGTCTAGAACTTGTTTCACATGCTCTTTTTTTACCCAAGCCATACAAACATTTGATTTTACCCAGAATGTATAATGATCCTGACCAATTTGAACATTTTGTGGAATTTGTTGAAAATACTTTATTGCTACTTGCCCATTCTGCTCGATCATGTGTGAATAATTCCTTTGACTTTTCTAATTGCATCAAAAAATCGTGGGGGAAGTAACAATTTTATTGTGTCGTAAGCGATTTTTATCTGCTCGAAAGTTGGATCAACAACTCTCTCAATTCTTCCATGATCGAAAATATAAATTTCTTTCACACCAATTGGATTATTAAAAAAGAATTTTTGAGTTTTCTTATTCCCTCTATCTACACCAACATAATCAGCTTCATAAGCAATAAGAGTAGCAACAAAATACATATCTGTAACTTCATAAAGCTCTCGCTCCATATTTATTTTCTCCTATAATTATTTTATCATAAAAAATTTGGCGCTGGAGACCACCTGCTTTAGCTGGTGGTTGTTGACAATAATAAAGAATAAAAAACATGTCAGATAATAGACAATAAATGTATATTATCCGATATGTTTTCTGAATAAATTATACGACAGATTATAAACGTGTGTGCAGTAGATTAGCAATTTGCTAATCTACTGCACACAGCCACACGATCCTATCTTATTTACTCTGCTCTTTCATATTCGATAATATAATCGAATACTGCTTCACTGAAACATTGATATAAAGCAAATACCCTCCATTAGTCAAAATGAAGGGTATTGCCGAAAGGAGACTCACCATGTCACGAAATGGACAGTGAATATATTATATCGGATAATCAAAAATTTTGCAATGCCTTTTATATTAGAAATTTCTAATTTATACAGCTGATGTATTTGAAATTAATAGAGTAAAGCCTTTCAATGTTTATGAAAGGCTTTACTCAAAACATCTACTGATTTGAAATATTACTGGATTACAGCACAAGTGCTTGCAATTCGTCCAGTAAAGATACCCTGCCAACGAGACTGGGCGCAACACATCTTAATCACTAGCGCCGTCTTAGTCCAAACCTCGAACGAAATTGCAGTACAACCTGGAACAAGGTCTTTCAAAGCCAACGGGATTTGAGTGGTGCGATAAACCAGAGGTTCACCATTATGAACCATCCGCAATGCCCACAAGTCGGCATTGAAAGTATTTCCAACAGAAGTGGTTCGAGTAAAATTAGTATCTGCCACAACAGGCAAGCGACCAATTCCAGTATTAACAAATCCCGCAAAGTTATACCCTGGAGTGATACGACTTCCATCAGCAAAGTTAACAACTTCTGAACCCTGATAACCAAGTTGGAAATATGAACTTAACATTTCTTGGATAGTTGCAGGATGACCAAGAATGTGAGTAGGCTTTGCACAGCTCTCGCTCAGAAAGCGATCAAATGCAGCCGCAGAAAACGTACCACTAGCAGCAATATCATTCTCAGAGCGGGTGTGCATCGTACAACTCATGTTGGATGCCCACTTCTCAATACCACTGAACTCCAAAGCATTAGTATCGGAATCACCAACAGCCAAAAGACGATCCCAGCCATTCAAAACCAGCGTAGTTGCCAATCTAATTTCTTTTTCTTTTAGATCGGAAACTATTTCACGTTGGAACGTGGCCATGTCACTTGCACCTGGAAGGCCATCACCAGCAGGAAAACCACCAATCAATTGATTGATACCATTCCAACCAGCAGAAGCCACAGCCGCAGAGTGCATAATATCGGAAATGCTAAGACTTTTCTTAGCACCAAGATTTTTGAGCGTAACAGTCATGTTATCGCCAGTGTGACTAAACTCTTCTGGACAATAACCATCCTGGAACGCAATATAGGATGAACCAGAGTTAAATCCAAGCTCATCAATTTCTCGCCAAGTGTGTTGCTTTAGAGCAGTTCGCACTTCTGGAATAGCTCCCAGAAGCGAAACTTCCTCACACATGGCAATAAATTCGTTCGTATCGAGAGGTGTTGGATACTGAGCAGCAAAGTCGCCAGGAGTGGCGTAATTCGGAGAAATTACTGGGTCAGCAGCACGACTGATAAACGCCTTTTCCTCATGAGCATCCTCACCAACATTCAGCACCTTCTCGCCTGTAATATCAGCCATTAGATACCTCCTAAATTAAAAACCTATTTTTGCTGCCGACACCCAATAATTGGGCTTGACCGGATCAATTGTTTTTTATCGTAGCCCAGTCGATTTCCGTACAATTTCTTGTAACTTCGGAGTTGGACTGGTTTCAACTTTCTTTATCAATGCAGGTCTGATGTCATTCTGCATAGACAGGGTAGGAGTTAGACTCCTACGAACTGGAATTGCTTCTTCTGATGGAGATTTTATCATTGATTGCCGTTGCGTCAAGAGCAAATCAAGTTTATTTGCGAGAGGAGCAATTGCTTGCGATAATGCTTGCACTAAATCTGCTTGTTCAGTTTCAGACTTCAAATCCTCTTCCATTTCATCCGGTGTTTCAACATCTTTAATGCCTTCTCGTATATTCTGAGCAAACTCTTCTAACGCCGGTTGAAGTTGACGAAGTTTATCATCGTCTGAATTATTGATTCCTTTGACTTCATCATAAGCAGAACACAAGACCTTATAAGCATTATCAAGTTCATGGACAAAAGCCGGTTCTGCTAGAGCTTTCTCAACAGAACTGTTGATTTTAGATTCAATCCTCTCAATACCCGAATTGATGTTCTGAATAAATCCGAAAAGTTTCATGATATCATCACCTTCCGATTCATCTTCGATCACCAATTCGTCAGAATTGAATTTCTCATCCTGTCCTACTTCAACTTGATCCTCTTCTTCCTTTTCTTGAACTTCTTCGACAACTTCTTCTTCCTCAGACTTGATTACAAGAGCCTGAGATTTGCCAATCAGCTTTGCTTCTTTTTCAATCTCTTCAGCTGATTCCTCACCAATAATTGAAGCAGCATCTTCTTTACGAGTAGCCATAGATTTTTCTATCTCCATACTGGTTCGTTCATTGGCTGGAATTCTTGTCAATGCCAAATGAACTAAATGACCCTTCTTGAAAATTTTACCTTTTGATGTTTCCTCAGACCATTCTCTAACACATTCTGGGCAAATATCATCTAAATTCTCTCGGATGAACTCTTTTCCAGACGATTTGTGAACGTGTCCAAAATCAAGGAACGCAATCGAAATTTTGACTGAATTTTCGGATTTTGGTTCTTCATATAAGTCTTTGCAAATTGAATGGTAGCAAGCAAGACCAATTTTGCTTTTGTTGAATTGACCTTCAGCTTTGAGCATGTCACCATCAATGAACACTCTCTCAACACTCCCAGGGACAGCTTTCCCTTCGAGATCTGGATAATGGGAGATTGACAGATAAGGTAAACCTCCTTGCCAGAAGCCAGAACGAAATTCTTCCGATACAAGCTCATTTATCTCAATCCTCTTGATGAAATCATTGAACAACTCTAAACTCATGTTGTCGCCATATAAATCGGTATCAGTATCACTAGCGACAGCTTTCCAACGCAACGTACCAGCTTTTTTATCATGCGTCACAGAACGCAAACTCATCGTAAATTCTACAAGAGAATTTTTCTTGTACTTGCCCTCAATTTGAGACCAGGCGACTTTAGATGCACAAGCGTCTTTATCGTCACTATTTTTGCACGTGCCATTATAAGCAGCATTGAAAATCTTGCGCCACTTTGTCTGCTGCTTTTCGGACAATCCTTTTACACCTTTTGGCAATTCACTATTGGAATTATATGGCATGTTATTACTCCAAAACTATGATCCCAAATTTGGTGTTCCAACCAATGCTAAATACATGCACCAAAAATGAAACAATTGCTCCCGTCAAAAATTCGTTCAATCCTATAATATATACACCGAATAAATATTTCATCAAATCAATTTTCAAGAAATACCCTAATACAAGATAAACCCATACTCCAAGACATAAATCACAAACAAATAATTCCGCAAGAAGTTTCCCTTCTTCAAATAAAGAACCTATGATAGTCTTACGGAAAGGAAACTTCTGCAAGAGATAAATTGTTAATTTTCCAACCAATAAAAAACTAACTAATCTCATATTTTCTGACAAACACACAAATTACTTGCGCTCGATCATTTGCAATAAATTCTCCGCGTAGCACTGAGACTAATTCATATCCTTTAGCAATCCATTCGCTAGCCACAGCATCCGCTTCACGAATATTCACAGCACCACTATCAGTGCCGCCAGAAAGTGCGATCGGAAGAATCACAAACTTAACTTCTGGTAAATACTCATCCGTCATTACCATTTCTCCTTTTGGTTCTAATTTTCTTGGTCTTGCCATTTTCATTCTCCTGAACAATATTTATTACATTATCTGCAAAATCTTCAATTGAATTATACCTCAATTCTGACAATTCTTCACTAACTTTGTCAATGATAATGTTATCATTGTCCAATTCCAAATATGGCAAGACTTTAGTATATGCCTCAGCAAATTTCTCTGGAATTTTATTTTTGACATATTCAGAAATGTGATATTTAGTCTCTTCCCTTGCCTCAGGAGCTACAAGACTGACAAACTCCTCAGCAATTGCATCTGCATCTGGATAAAATATAAAATCTTCTGATTTGACTTCTAATGCCTCAATAAATCTATTTATACCCAAATCTATTTCATTTTCAATTCTGGACTTCACTTCACCTTGACCACCAAAAGACGGAGGAATTTGAGTACCTAACATTCCTGGCTTATGCGGAGTATCTTTATCAGATGTAAGATTAGAACTTGATAGAATATCAAAATCTTCTTCGTCAACTTCTTCTGATAGAGAGATTGTAACTAATCCATTCGCAATTAATTGCATCCTGCTTTCTTTTGGAGAAAGAATTCGCTTATCGACTGCCAAAGACAGAGCAGTAACCTCAGCCAACATCGCTCGACCAATTGCAACAGAAAGTTCGTCGTCTGGATCGATCCATTTGAACTCTAATTCCTCTGGGAGCAAGCGGTCAAAAAAATATTTAGTTTTCTTTTTTATCCTAGAAAAACCCGTACGCCGTGTTTTCCTTTCTTGACGAATTGAACCTGCTAATGTTTCTCCACCATTACCACTCATCCCCAATCCAATATCAGAGAGAGACATATTGTATCCAGCGCATAACAACGCCGCATATTTTAAAGTAATAGAATTAAATGCTAACTCAGTTGGTGGTCTTCCAAATGAAATAAATTCTGCCGGTCTGTCATGTTCATACAAAACCGGCACTTTCATCGGATCGATGCCTGTCATCAATTCTTTGAATGATTTTATCCACATCAAAGCAGAATCTTTTTCCATGTCAACTAAATCAAGAATGCCAGCTTCTGGTGTATCTAGTAACAAACCAGCATAGTATCTATCGCCTCGATTTAACAATTCCATCGCCAAATAAACCTTTTCTGGTGGAGGCATTCCCCAACCTCGCCTGGTTATTTGAGTTCTAGGCGACATATATAAACGATTGATTGCATGTCGAGGGAAATAAACTGTTTTGCTTATATCTGATTTCAAAGATTGTCCAATTGGGAAATCTTCATTCAAAGTAGGAAATAATGTTCCACCATCAATAGGTTCGAGCCAAATAACTCTACCTTCTGGACTATCGGGCTGTCTAATAGTTTCAACACCAGCACCAAACGGAATGTCTAAATAATCTTGCCCGATAAACTCGATCAATTCAATGAAATCCATATTACTACCATTCTCTAAGAGTTTGGTATAGTATTTAATTTCATTTTTCAATTCATCTCGCTGTGAACTTTCTCGAGGTTCAATTTTCCACTCTAAAGAAGATATGGATGCGATTAGAGTTTCACGGCAGTCTATAGCTACTGGCTGCATAAGCACACTCTGACGCCATAAATCTGCTTCATACCATTGTGGACGTAACCATTGTGGAACAAGGCGCATGAGAAAATTGTCTTCTGGATCGAGTGATCTCTGTCCTTTTTCCCTAGATGGAGATGGCATCGTATGCTTAATTCTTGGCATTATACCTTCCAATTGCAAAATTCATTGTATCAAACTAAATTATACTACGGTTTTTATACCAAGTTTTCTATGTCCATACCTAAATGGATAAATTCCGTCTTTCTCCACTTAAATACCGGCGCACAACATATTCTAGCACCAGAAACACTGTCTATTTTATCATCGTGTTTAGCATTAGGGAAACTAGAAAGCTGTTTCAGGAATGGATCATTCCAATTTCCTTGTACCATGTAAAATTTGCCTCTTGAAGCCTCTGCAAACCAGATATTAGCGCGAACAACTTTATCACCGCCCTCTCTACGCGGATTATGACTTCTCACAATCCATCCAGGAAGTTCTTTTTCTATATCTAAAGCAATTTGTTTTACTTGGTTGATTCCACCGCTTCCAGGCTCTTCTTCGATGTAAATAGGCACAAACGGGCCATCTAATTTTGCAATGTTAATGATTTTTTCCTTAATATCAACCCATTCCCAAGTTCCAGATACTTGATCCTCGATGCAAAAAGTGTTTTCTTCACTATTTTTAGTCCAAGAGAGTAATGTTCCAACAGTCTCATCTGGATCGCTTATTTTATTTCTTCCGGAAACTTTCTTCTCAGAAGCGGCTAAGTCCCAATATCTAACTCGCTGTTCAACTTCGTTTGGACGTTCTGGAATAATTTTGCCTCTAAACCATTCTGGATTGCCTAAGTTTCCGCCAGGATCGGCAAATTTACCGTATAGTTCTTGATCCCGCAAATAACCCTCAGGATAAGATGCGAGCATAGAAGCAAAAAATAAAGGATCAAGATTATCTTTATTATCGAAAATTGTCCCCTCGAACCAATCAATCAATGGCACATTATCAGGAAACACATTATCAGAAACCAGGCTTTCAAGAGCTTTTTCAACCTCTGGAGAGAATTTCTGTTCAACAAAAAATTCATACATCCAATGATATGTTCCACGACCAGTTGCAGTGACCCAAGCTTGTGGATTTTTGCCAACACGAACAGATGCGATTGCAATTTTCCAGGCCATCCCAGTCATATCAGTCTGACCTTCATCAAACCAAAGCCAATTAATGTTTGGGCCTCTAGCAGAGTTTGGGTCATGCAAACCTTTACAAATTACAGTCGCTCCATTCTCGAAAGCAATTTTGAACGGTTTCTGAGGCTCCCAAGATACGTCTGATCGATACTGATGACCTGGAACAACATGTGACCAGGGAATCCAGTCTCTAAATTCTGGCCATGTGCTATCCTTAAAATTCTCAAATGTTGGATTTAGAACTGCTCCAGATAAACCCCGTTCGATTTTTTGAAGTGCTTTTTGGGCCCCACTGCAACTTTTACCTGATCCACGCCCTCCAATTAACAGTGTGAAGCGGCTTGGGCTTTCGACAAAAGATTTTTGGCTTTCATAGGGAATGAATTTTCTCCCTTGACGGTTAGGAAAATATCCATTCTCATCTTTGACCCATTTTCTGTTTTTTGCTACAAGTCTATCTCTCAAGACTTCAGCAATTGGCAACCCCCTAGATTCGGCTTCTTTTAATAATACCCGAAGTTTAATACGTTCATTGCGTGAAATTTCTGAGCGTTGTCGAATAATGGGCATAGGCTTCAGAATCATTTATTGATAAACAATCAGGACAAACACCAACACAATCAGAAAAACAAGGTGTTTTACATATTTCACATACAGTTACCAGCCAATTTTGATGGTTTTGACAGACTAAATAACTGTTGTCATTCACTAGCTTATATATACCATTACAAATTGGACACAGTTTCGTCATCCAAGTCTATGTTCTCTCCTACTTTATTCATAAGATCATTGATTTGTTTCATCAGTTCTTCGTCAGTAGAATCAATTGTTTGAGTAATAAGTGTAGGCAATCCACGACTTTCCCGTTCCATCTTTACGGCTTCAACTAATAAACGCACTGCAGAATTCGGAGTAAGTTGATCTCTGTTGTTCTCTAAAAAATCTACAGCTAAATCTTGCATCGCCCTGCCTAGATCAGCATGACGCTTTAACATTTCGACTTTTTCGAGAACAATCGTTTCTTCTACTTGTGCTTTTATTTTCTGATCCAGCTCATCTGCAAGCGGCTGTAAATCTTTCATCCAAGTATTCAAAGTACTAGCTGCAGGAATTACACCATCAAGATTTGGCTCTATAAGACTTTGTAATTTCTGCCCTTTCGGCTTACCATTCATATACCAAACACAAAACACCTCGTATTTATATTCATCATCAAAAGAAGATTTAAGATGATGACTATCTAAAAGGTCTAATGTGATATCTCTACTCAAATTATCATTCTTGTTGATTATCGGCATATTTCTGCATCCAAGTTTCTTGGAGTTGTCTCAATCTTTTTACCCATACAGACGCGCCCTCTCTATGAATTCGGTCGTGACAGTTTGCACAGAGAAGAACTTGATTCTCAAAAGCATACCAATTTTTTGGTCTTTGTGAGCGCGGTATAATCTCATGAACAACTATTCCTTTGTGAGCAGGATTGACCAAACACCTACCGTGATAAAATTTATGTGCTTTTTTCCACTCCGTCTTTCGTAACGTAATTTCGTTTGTATCTATAATCTTTGTATTTGTCATATAAGCCACGTTCTTTGAGCCAATTGTGAAATCCAGCTCTGTTTCTGTGATAACTAGCAAAAATTTGATAAGATTTCCTGACCATTAATTGTTCCCAGTATAAATCTGATACAGGAGTGGTTCTACGTAATATTTCTAGAGCTTCGTCATAATTTGATAAAGCATATTTCCAAGCAATTCTGGATAATCTATTCTTATTTGGCGGATTGCCTCCAAAACTCATACCATCACGAAAGAGTTTCTCTGAAACTTTGTAAAGACTCCCTAATTCACTCCACAATGTGAAAATAGTCTTACCATCAATTTCTGAAACTCCATAATTTCGAAGCATGGCCATAATTCAAATTTTCTCCTCCTATATGTATTAATATATTGATATTAATACAGAGATTATTATATTATTTGTAAATCAAGCAATACTATTTTATCAGAAAATGAATGAATTAAGATTAGAATTTTCTAATATTTAGCATGTTTTTATTGACTATTTTGAGAGTTTAATATATTATATAGGTGTAAATCAAGCAAAATTTATAGAAAACAAGGTGTTTTCAGACCATTCATAACCTCAAAAGTGGCAAAAATACACAGAAAACGCTGTGTTTTTGCTAAACTTTCCTGAGAGTAACTTAGAATTGTGAGTAAAAATGAGTGGAATTGAGTCTTTTTTTAGATCGTTTATCTCTGGAACGATTAAAAATCGTTCTTTGGGAAATACCAGTCCTGATCCAAGTGTTGTTAATCTTGGAATTCCTGGAATAGACATTAGTCATCACAACGGAATTGTTAACTTTTCAGAAGCAAAACAACAAGGAATTCGTTTTGTGATTATGAAAATGACTGAAGGATATAACTTTTTTGATCCTAAATTTGAATATAACTATGCAGAAGCGGTCAAAAATGGAATGTTAGTAATTCCATATCACTTTGTCAGACCAAGTGTAAAAGTAAAATCTCAGACAGAAACGATTACCAAAGCTCTGGAAACAAAAGAAATTGATGGTTTTATGTTGGATTGTGAAGTGACTGATGGTCAAAACTCCCAAGTTATTACAGACTGTATTTGGGCATTGGGGAGCAAATTTCGTGAACGTGCGCCGATTCAGCTTGCATACACCAGAGCTTCCTGGTGGAATCCATATGTCAAAAGATCAACTAATTGGTCAAAATTGATGGATTTACACATTGCTCATTGGGGAGTGAAAAAGCCAACTCTTCCACTTGATTGGAACGACTGGTTGGTCTGGCAACAAGGAATTGTCAAAACTAAATTTGGAGTTGCCGGAGATGTAGATTACAATGTTTGGAATCCTAAATTCCCATTTCCCAAAGACAATCCAGAACCAATTCCAGAACCGGGGACTAAAAAAGTCTTTACGCTTATTGTAAAATCTGGTTCTGCTAAATATTTTCGTGAAGTTGAATTGGAGAAGAAATGACAGATACTTTTGAGCCTAAATTCGGATGGTTATCACCTCCGACAGAAAAGACACTTTTACATCAATCGCAATACTCTTGGCATCAAGTCGTTCCAGAGACTGTACTAGTTGTGAACATCGTCAATGACATTCCAGTTCAATTTATTAGTTGGTACAACCAGGGGAACAAAAATGCTTGTGTTGGAGCTAGTTCTGCTCAAGCAATGGCTTGGATGAATTTGAGACAGTTGGGTTTGAAAAGCTACGATTGGTGGCAAATGTACTGCAAGATTTGTGAAATCGACAACTCTCCACAGACAAGTTGCCAGAACGATATTGGAACATACACATACGCTTCTGGTGACTGCCTTAGAAAGTTTGGCCCTTATGAAACAAACAAAGGGTGGCAACTAGATCAAGGCATTGAACAATACTATTGGGCTAGAAAAGATTCTAATGGTGTTGATGATGTTAGAACGGCAATTTCTTTTTCAACACAAGAGAATAACAGCCAAATTTGTTGTATTGGTATGCCCTGGTATCAGGAATTTATGGCTGACAGCTTGAAAAAAGACAATAAAGGCAATTGGTGGTTTCCTGAGCGCAAGAAATGGAGCAGAACAGTTGGTGGACATCAAATTGGTGTATATGATGCAGTAGATTCAATGGGGGCATTTGGATTTGTAAACACTTGGGGGAATAACTGGCCTAAAAAAGTCTATATGCGCTATGAAGATTTTGCATATTTACTTGGAATTGGAAGTGAATGTGCAATTTTTGTTGACAAAACTTTCGAGCCTCCAGAGCCACCTCCAACGCCAGAACCTAGAGAGACGATTACATTGACTAAAATTTTAGTTCAAGACGAAACTGGCATGTATAATGGTGAAAACATCATTCTTCCGAGAGTGAAATAATACATGACAAAATTAATTCCTCCTAAAAGTAATACAATTGTAGTTAGATATGGAAATTTTTGGAATCATCACAAGTGGCATATATTGCGTCCAAACTCGTCTGAGATAGGGATATGCGGAGTGGTCTGTATTGATCCAGTTACAGACATGTTAGACAACATTAAAGGCAAAGATTTATGCAAAACATGCTATCCTTATGAAAGGACATAAGCGATTAGATATGACCAAAAATCTGTCTCCGACTAAAGTATGCCCTGAGTGTGGAGAAGAAAAAGATCGCCAGACTGAATTTAGAAATTATAAGAATAATACTTCTGCTTACTGTATCCAATGTGAACGAAATAAGGGCAGGAAAGACTATCAAAGCCGAATCAAAGAAAGAAGAAAAAAGAACCGTAGAGAAATTGTATGTAAGAAATGTGACAAAGTATTCATAGTTCATACGAAACAGCTGCAGATATATTGTCCAGAATGTCGTGGAGTGACAAAATATTGCCGTCCTGGAGGATATGCTATTACTGAACCCGGTTGGTTCTGGTAAAGGATAGAGAGGTGATTAGATGAGAAATGTTTTATATGCTTTATTTGTTGCCTATGCTGGAGCAGTCTTGTTTTTAATTGGCGGTTTTGGTGGATATGTATTACATGCTAGTTATCCAACACAGCTTCCACAGATAATCTACAACACTCCACAGGTGGTTGAAATTCCAGTCGAAGTACCTGTGGAGGTTATACGTACAGTTGAAGTAGAACGGATTGTGACAGCTACGCCGCAACTAACACTTTATGTTGAAATTCCACAGTCAACAGAAGAGATTTCAATGTCGGTTCAATCTTGTGTTGATGATGCAAGAATCGAAAGCCAGCCGATTAGCGACATGCAAGCTGGAGCGATCAAATTTGGTACAATCAAAAGATTGAGGTGGGTGATTCAGAATGTTGGAACGTGTATTTGGGATGGATACACTTGGGAGAGCATTGATGATCCTCTTGTTCTTTTTGTTCCATACACTGTGCCGGGCGAATATGCTGAAATCGTCTATGACGTAATTGCCAGAGAGCCGATGAGTTTACGAATGTTTCTGATACCTCCCAATCGTGGCATGTTGCTTGGCTTCAAGAATGTAAACACAAATGACGATGGAGCTGTTTACATCATGGAAGTTTGGAACAAACTAGAAATCGTCTCTCCTGGTGGATACACACAACAGGTATGTGGGCCAAGTGGCTGACGACCTAGAAACAGACCGTGAGTCTGTGATCTAATCAAGAAAGGAGGCAAATCTAATGGCAGACAAAAATAATCCATTTTCTAATCCCACAGAAAAAACAAACTCTAATCCAACACTAATCTACATAGAGCCGCTTCGTGATATAACAGAAGAGACGAATTTAGTTGAAGAAGCAAAAAAATTAGGAGGTGTAGAGATATTGGTGTACGAAAATGAAGAAAAACGGCACTGACGAAAGAGAAAATTGTATAAGATTTTTAGTTGATGTGGGGTGTGCGGTTTTATTTGTAATGATTATGATTGTGATGATTATCATAATTTTGTGGATATCAGGAAAGATTTTTCAAGGGATATGATCGTAAATAGCTAGATTGGAGGAATATCATGGCAAGAATGAAGATAGAAGATATTAATGACCCGATTACAGAAATCGGGGAACAGCGTAGGCAAGATGAGCAAATATCTCTCCAACGCCGTCAGATCGTGGCGTTGGAAAGAATTGCTGGTGCGTTGGATAGACTAGCTGACTGCGTTGTGGACAGCAATAGTGGGCCATATTTGCGGGTTTGGGACGCATTTCAAGAATGGAGGATGAATTTATGAGCGCCGATGCGAAAGAGCGCCGCCACGATGCGCAGATGTATCTGTTTGGGAGGGTATCGCTCAATGACGCGCCGGCTGGGCTAGTCCTGGCGGCATTGAACGATTGGCTGAAACCGATCCAGGATAGCGGCGGAGATTACAACCCCGACCCAATGGCGGAAAAAGAAATCAACCGCATCTTGACCGAGGCGCTAGTCGCCGAAGGACAACAGCAGCTATTCGAAGATGTCGAATAGCATCTTCTCCTCTAAAGCCTGGGGCGTTCCTGCTGGGGGTGCGCCCCAGGCGAAGGTTTCACTTGATGGGAAACTGGCAGTCAAATCAAGAAAAAGGAAGGTTAGCATGTCAAAAGAGAGCGTACAATTCGTCGAAATGATCCGTCATGCGGCAGCAACAGCGCCGAATACCCATCACAACCACTACTGCGTAAACTGTGGCAGACAAACGCCGCACCAGATAGAGACCAGGGGGCGCGACGAAGTCTACACCTGCTACGTTTGCGGATACCAGAAGTGGTATACGGTCGGATGATCGCCTTCACTGTTCCGGGATTGCCGGTACCAAAGCAATCGTTCAGGCTCGGCAAGCGAGGCGGCTATACTGGCGCGAATGATACGCGAAGACGCCGAGTTCGCGAACGAATGTTACAAAGAAACTGGGGATGAAACCTGGTTGCACAGTCGGGAACGCATGAATTCGATGCTCTATTTCCCAAATAGGATCAAATAACATGACAGACTATTGGATCAAGTGGTATCATGAGATTCTTGACGACCCCAAAATGGCTTTGCTTCCCGATAGATTGTGGCGCCGGTTTTCGGAGGTCTGCCTGCTTGCCGGGAAACTCTACAACGACAAATCGGGTATCATTCCCGAAACAAGGCAATTGGCGTGGCTGCTGAGAATGAACGCGAAAGAATTACAAACAGACCTGGGACAGCTCGAAGAGCTTGGATTGATTAATAGCGTTCCCACTGGATGGCTGATCATAAATTTCTCGAAGCGGCAAAGCTCGGCTGAACCAGCCGCAGGAAGAACTAGGCGAGATCGAAACACAGGTTTACACCGTTCTGAAGCACAATCCTGTGCAAGACGAAGACACAGTGTGCGAAGCGGTCATACTTGCGCGAAGGAAGCGCGAAGACGCCGAGTCCGCAAACGAAGGTTACAAACAAACTGGGGATGAAACCTGGCTGCACAGTCGGGAACGCATGAAATACTATCGGGAACGCAAACAGAAACGACAGTATTACGGTAACGAAACCGAACCGCTGCAAAACGCAACGGATGATGTTACGGGTTCGTTACGAAACGTAACGGATGATGTTACGAGTTCGTTACGTTTCGTAACACAGAGTACAGAGTCAGAGTCAGAAGCAGAAGTAGAGCGCGCGCGCGCGTCGCCGGCGCGCAAAATCTCTACTACTACTACTGCATTTTCGGGAGACGATACCGAGGCATTAGAGTTTTTCAGCTCCGTTTCAGGATTTATGACCATACCAGCCACGCGCGACATGCCACGCGAGGCGGTGCTCGAGAAGATCGGGGTTATTTTGCGCACGTTCGGGATGCAGGAGGGGGTCGCTAAGTCCAAAACCGCCTACGAGGTCTGGTGCGGCAGACGCCGCGCAGACGGGAGGAGTTATAGCAAGCTCAATCCAGGCTGGCTGGATTGGGTGATCTCCGGCGAAATACCTGAGCCATATACGCCGCGCTCAGAACCGATTCCGACGCCGGTGGAGGTGTACGAATGATTGACATTATGCAACTATCCATTCTGCGCCAACGCGACGTTGAGAAGCTATTTGCCGCAAGCGCTTATTTGTTTCCGCTTTACGCAATCCAGATGTGCGGTTGGCTGAGTCCTGACGATCTGCAAGACGAGCAGGTCAAGCAATACTGGACTGCGCTGACCGAACGGCTCGATCCGAACATGAGTGACGAACGCGCCATGTCGGTCACGATCCAGGCAGCTATTGAGGCGGGTATCCACCTAAACCTTAACGACTGGCAGCGCGATCTGAGCATGATGCCCATGCCCCAGGCATATGCCAACGAGATCAGCCGCCGCCGCTATCTGTCGCAGATTGCAGTGATGAATAGCCGCCTGGCTATGGCAATCGGGGCGCAAGACGATGAGCAGGTGCGCCATGTCATTGGCGAAATGCATGGGATCGGCAAGCGCGGTAAGACGATTATCCCTGACGCTCCAGAGATCGCCGTCAAATTCGAGCAGGCTATTTCCGGCGGGGCGCGCGTGATCGACACGTTCATCCCGCCGCTTGACGCCGCACTGGGTGGTCTAGAACGCCAGACCTTGACCATCGTCGCGGCGCGTCCCAGCATGGGCAAAACCAGCATGTTACTCCAGATCGCCCGCAACGCCGCAGCTGGAAACTACAAGGTATTATTTGCAAGCCTGGAGATGTCACCAGTGGCGCTCTGGGCGCGCTGCGCATGTCCGTTGGCGGGCGTATCATGGCGCGATGTGAAAGCCGGGAAGGTGGGTAGAGAAGGGCTTGACCGCCTGCGCACTGTGTCTACCACCCTTGCAGAAACCTATGGTGATCGTCTGAGAATACTCGAAGCACCGCAGACTACTGAAACGCTCTGGATGGCGTGTGCCGAGTATCGCCCAGATCTGATCCTGTGCGATCATCTGCGCCTGTTCCGCGATAAACATGAACGCGAAACGCGCCGCCTGGGGGATATCACCATGCGCGCACGCGAAATAGGCAAATCATTCAACTCCGCTGTGGTCATCGCCGCCCAGCTTAACCGCGACCTAGAAAGCCGCGGGCAAAATAACCGCGTGCCGACGTTGGCAGACTTGCGCGATAGCGGCGAGATCGAGGAAAACGCTGATGTGATCCTGATGCTCTACCGCGACGACTACTACAACCCGCCCGCAGTATACAACCCAGTAAGCCCGCTCCAGGTCTGGGTGCGCAAATATCGCGACGGCGTGAAAGACGTGATGATAAAACTCAATTACAACCTGAATAAGCAATGGATGGAGCCGGTTGAGGCGAACGCGCAAGTGGGTGCAGTAGGTGGTAAACAATGACAAGAGTAATTAGTATGGGCTGGGGTGTGCAGTCGTGGACAATAGTGGCTATGACTGCACTCGGAGATATTGAGCCAGTTGACTTAGCAATCCATGCTGATACGACATGGGAACGCCAATCGACGTACGAATTCGCGCGGACTTGGTCGCCCTGGTTAGAAGAGCATGGAGTTCGCGTTCGGGTTGTGACAGCGAACGATTCGCACGCGGAAAGTCGGGTATTAAATAAATTTGGCGGCGTGTCTATACCGGCTTATACCAGCAGTCCTGCTGATAATGTCAGAGGGCAATTGCGCCGTCAGTGTACGTATGATTGGAAAATTGCGCCGATGCGCCGTTATCTTCGGCAGTTGGGTGTAAAACAAGCAGATTTTTTGCTTGGGATCACACTAGATGAATGGCGTAGAGCGAAAGACGCAGATGTGAAATGGATCAAGAATATTTGGCCACTGCTCGACCGTAAAATGACGCGCGGCGACTGTATCACGTGGCTAAAAGACCATTCACTGCCAGTGCCTGATAAAAGCTCTTGCACATTTTGCCCATATCACAACAAAAAGGCGTGGGAAGCCATGAAAAGAGCTGGAGGGGATGATTGGAAGCAAGCCGTTGAAGTAGATCGCTTTATAAGAGATAAACGCCCACCGTATCCTCTGTTTGTCTATTCTGGCCGCAAACCATTGGAAAACGCGGTTCGTATACCAGAGGAAGACGGCTATATCCAGTCTAGCTTGTGGCATGTAGATGATGAAGACGCCCAATGTGACTCTGGATATTGTTTTTTGTGAGACGTATCAACGGCGTGTAACAAGACTGAGGGACGAATGTGAAGAATAGGTGATGTACGTCGAGAGGTGAAAATCTAATGCCATTTCACAAAGAGCGTTATCCAGATAATTGGCGCGAGATCAGCCTGCACATCCGCGAGCGCGCTAACGGCAAGTGCGAGTTTTGCGGAGCGGAGAATTACAAGCCGCATCCGATCACGGGATCAAAAGTGATCCTAACGGTCGCGCACCTTGACCATGATACGCGTAACAATTCTGAGGATAATTTGAAGGCGCTATGCCAAAGATGTCACCTGGCTTATGACATAGATCATCACCTGTTTAATGCGGCGATGACGCGATATCAGAGAAAGATCGAGCGAGGTCAGTTGGAGCTGTTTATCTTGGATTCGGACATCAACGTAAAGAAACCCGCTTGTAATCGTGGATGGTGTGATTGACAGAGCCTGAAAATAACATACGGCGCCAGGTTTACTGCGGCGCCTGCTTGCCCATGCTGCGGGGAGGTACATGTGAGCGGGAGGTGTTTGAAGAAAGCGACGGAGAATCGCTTGACGCACAGAAGGTTGTTCGATTATCTGAAGGCTGATCTAAAAAGAATGCTTGAAGAGAGGAAGGAATGGTAATGACCGTTAAAAATCAGCCCACAAAGCGCTGCTACAGGTGCGCCGTGTGCGGGGAGGTGATTCCGGATGAGCGACGTGCGACATCGTGCTATTGTAGCAACAGTTGTTATTGTAAGTCGTTTCGGGATTATCCGCCGTATAACAAGTTAACTACTTCACTCCAACGGAGTTAAGTAAAAATGCTTGAGAATTATTTGAATAAAATTACACAAGGCGATTGCTTGACATTGTTACAAGATATTCCTGATAATACTGTTGATATTACTTTTGCAGATCCACCTTTTAATCTAAATAAGAAATACAGAAGCACAAAAGATAGTCTCGATCTTCAAGATTATCTAAACTGGTGCGAGAAATGGCTTTCTGAAATGGTGCGTGTAACTAAGCCTACAGGGTCTATTTTTGTGCATAATATCCCTAAGTGGTTGACATATTATACAGGCGTTCTAAACAAGGTTGCTTATTTCAAGCATTGGATTTCATGGGATGCACCAACGTCGCCAATGGGCAAATCTTTACAACCCTCTCATTACGGTATTTTGTTTTATGCAAAAGACACGAAAATAAACAAGTTTTATGAAATTCGCTATCCACACAAGAGGTGTCGCAAGTGCGGTTATCTTCATAAAGATTACGGCGGAAAGAAAGCGATGCTGCATCCTTTTGGCCCTCTGATTTCTGATGTTTGGACAGACATTCACCGCGTAAAACATGCTAAATATCGTGATGACCATCCTTGTCAACTACCAATTCATTTGCTTGAACGATTAATTCTTATGTCAACCGATGAGGGCGATACAGTCTTAGACCCTTTTTCAGGAACAGGAACAACGGCAATAGCGACTAAACGTCTAGGTCGTAGCTACATTGGATTTGAAATTGATGCAAAGTATGTGCAAATATCAGAGGATAAGTTACAACAGGAAGAACCTAATTCTAAGATAGGCAATGTTTGGGTCAGTTTCTTTATAAATGAGATAGTTACTTTTCGCGATATAGACTGGAAAGAACTATCGCAATTCTATGCTATCCCCGACCCCATCGAGGAAATAGATCGAACTGCTATTGTTGCTAAAAACGGTAAATTAGTGATGTTTAGAAGAAAGTTTGATACAACTGGAGGTATAAAATCTCGAACAAGAGGCAAATACTCGGAAACTGTGTAAACTCCATATTGTGGAAACACGTTCTAGACTGTTCGTTGAGATAAAATGGGAAAACTAAAGACAAGTATTCTATATCTTCCACGTCCAGCGTCAAAGTATCCAGGGTGTTACCCACTGCATTTTGAACAAAGGTTGCCTGAGATACTAGAAACGTCTGACTATGTCCACTTCTTTGCTGGACTAGCAAAGACTGGATACAGGATAGACATAAAGCCAGAAGTCAATCCTGATCTTGTCGCGGACGTGCATAAAGTGCCGTTGCCTGATAATCATTTCTCCGCTGGAATGGCTGATCCTCCCTATACTAAAGAATTTGCCAAATCGTTATATGGAACAGAATATCCGAATTGGAACGTGTGGACGAAAGAATTGGTTCGGCTTGTAAGACCGGCTGGGCGGATAGCTATCATGCATAACTACATAGTCCCCCGGCTTTTTGGCTGTGAAATGGAAGAAATAGTTGTAATTTTGCAGAGGATAAAGCAGTTCCCCAAAATCGTGACGGTTCAACGAAAGAGATAATCATTGCGGTATTGGATGATATATGATATAATAGAGGCATATCCCCCGGTAGTAGTTCGCGAACCCGGTGCGAGACCGCCTCACAGCGGTCTCTGTGTTTAAGTGCTGATGAAAACCTACATCTATATCGACGGCTTCAATCTCTATTTCCTGAGTTTACAAAACTGACAGCAAAGCTCGGAGTTCAAGAAAAATTAGAGAAAAAAAATTTCAAAACTAATAATAGCATAAATAAATATCAAATAGCCAAAATTCAGAACAAACATTATATACAGGAAAAGCAACACGTTTGTAGAAAATCAAGAATGATGTACACATAGTGCATCCAGCCCGTAAAAAATTAGAATAAAACATGCGTATAGTTTAATGAGTTTATAAAAAATACTGAACGAAACGTGTGCAGGATGGTGCGTGAGTTAATTTCGCGATCAGCGTTGCCGAATAATCCACTAAATTACACATAAATTTTCTATATGTCCAGATAGGGACAAGTGGCAATGTTGGCAGTATATACACAGTGTATATATGTCACCACCACCCCCCCCCCCTATCGACATGCATGGGCATGTCCCACTGGATATATCATGATACATGACGGTCGATGGTTGATGATCGATGGTCGACAGTCGATGGTCGACGGTCGCCTCCTGTGTGGGAGGTGTGGATCGAAACACTGCTGGACGGTCGCTGAGCGTCCCAGGACGTGGTCGCCTCTCGCACAGAAGGCGTGGATCGAAACTATGGATACCAAGTGTGGTCTATACTCTCATCAAACATTAATATTAGTTTAAGATTATTTTAATCTTGTACTATTATGATGATGAAAGGAGTCTCAAATGAGCGCAAAATATGTATATGGAAGATATCGCAGTGACGGGGAGGATATCACATACCGGTATCCTGCCAAACACAAGGATGATCTAGAAGACGATGGTGCTTATGTCATCGTCGAAATCAAAACCTCCGAAGGGTGGAAACACGTAGGAGGGATCGTGGTAATCATCGGGAGCGATGATTGCTATGTTTTGGCTGTCAACGTTTTGGTTATTTAGTTGTTTCTTCCTCCAGTACTGGAGGGGAAGAAAGGAAAAACACGATGAAAACTGACGAATCACTTACCCTGCTCCGCCTGCTTGGGATGATCGCCCTGGCGATCATCATCTACGTTGCTTATTCTGCCGGCTTATCGCTGTCAGGACTGCTAGCAGTCCTGACACTATAAGTAATTCAATGTCATCTTCAATCAATAAAACAACTTCCAGATTTAATTATTATGAGGAAAGGAAAAACCATGAAAGACAAACGCATCTTCGAGGCCCGGCTGATCGACAGTCGGGCAAAAGGATATATCGTTGATCTGTCCCCACCAGGGGACACAGTCTACCCGGACTGTTATTGGCGGTTTGGGCGGCGTCGGGACGCCGTCCAGTTTCTCGGGCTAGTAGACTCTGGTCTACCAGCACGCGAAGCTTTGCACATTGTGGAAACATGTCAATAGCTTGACATGTTTCCATTCACGCCCCCTCCTCCACAAGGGGGCGTTTAGCATTAATGTGACACTAATGTTCTATTAATGTCGCACTAATGTTCTACTAATGTTCTATTAATGTAGCATTAATGTGCAACCACGTTTTTGTGCAACCGTTTTTTATAAAACATGGTGTTTTTCTAATTTGATGTTAATCCAGTATTAATCTATTTGTGTAATAATGAATATAAGAAGAAAGGAGTTTTGGAATGGACAAAACAGAGTTTTTGGTGCTGTTAAAAGAGCATAAAAAATGGATAGACAGTAAAGGCAATGAGGGTAAGCGTTTGTACGCTTACGGTATCGACTTGCGAGGTCTCGACTTGCGAGGTCTTGATCTTTCACGCGTCACTATCAAGCACTCTGATTTTTCGGGGTGCAACGCCCGCGGCGTATCTTTTCACGCCGCAAATTTGACTGGCTGCGACTTTCGCCGGTCGAATCTGGATTCTGCCAAGTTTAGCGCCACCAACTTGGCAATGAGTGACCTTCAAGATGCGTCTGCGTATCAGACGTATTTTGGCAGTGCAAATTTTTGCGGTGCCAACTTGAAAGATTGCCTTTTTGACAAGGCAATCTTTGACTTTGCAATTTTGCACGACGTTAATGCTACTCGTGCGAGTTTTCGCAAGTGTAGCATGGACAGTTCTGATTTCTCGCGGGCGATTTTAACTGCCACTGATTTTGAGGGGGCAAATCTAAGTGAGGCAAATTTTTATCTCACTATCTTAAATAACAGTAACATGTCGAAAGCGAATTGTACTGCCACGAACTTTGAACATGCCAGTATGTCTGACATAAATCTGTCCGCCGCCGATCTGCGTTGGGCGACCGGCCCTGTAGCAATGGCACAGTTTGGTCGTCATTATGCTACCGCGGGTGGTGGCTATATCTCAATCGGGTGCGTAAGGAAGCCTTACGCAGACTGGATCAAAAATTTCGAGACCGTCGGTCTTGAGTATGGCTATACTCAAGACGAAATAAAGCGGTACGGGGAGTGGATCAAGACAGTTGTAGACTGGCTTGATAAATAACTCCCTTTTTAATCTTTGGCTACACGTAACCTTTACCAAGTTACGTGTAGCATAATTCATAGTCTCTACCAATAGAGGGGCTATGAATTGAACACATAATGTATAACATTAGAAAAACAAGGTGTTTTTCTAATCCAATGTTAGTATTATGCTATAGAAAGGAGTTTTGAAATGGAAATACAGTTAGATAAGATGTCAATGAGAAAGTTAGAATTTGTGCTAGCCGCACAAAAACGGCTAGACAATGGGCCGACCATAAAGGGGGTTTTTATTGAAAATGGGAAAGTTGTTGTTACAAACGGGCAGCGCTTGCATTCTGTCCAGATCGCCGAGTTCGAAAATTTCGAACTCGGTGTATATGATGTAAAAATTCAAAAAGGGAGTTTGAATGTTGCCGTAGAGCATTCAGACTCTCGATTTCCGGATTTTTCGAAACAACTGTCGGAAAAACAAGAGATCGACTTTTCACTTGATCTACAATTTTTAGTTGACTTTTGCAGACATGCAAAAGCCAATGAGGCAAAGACGGTTAACTTTTCATTTTCGGAAGGGTGGAAAGTTGAACTCTTTGCAAAAGATAAGAGTTCTGAAAATTCCAATCTATATGGCTTGCTAGCCGCCAAGATTCCTGATCCTGACGATAAAATCTGGCGGCCATAGATTAAGGCTTACAGTTGTCAACCAGGACGATTCTGGTTGACAACCAGGAAGTTTTAATCTAACCAATAGAAAGGAAAACAGACATGGACGAAAAATTAGATCGTTTTTTAGTTGGGCTTGCGAGTGAATTCTATGAAGAATCAGACGAGATTCTTCGTAGAATTCACTCAGTAATCAATGATCCAGATTCAGCAGGGCGTGAGATGTATGACTTCGATTTTGTCAAGTCAGTAAACACGTTTCGCGCACTGGAAAATCTGGAAGTTGTTTTATTGAATGAAGATGACATTGAATTACTTGACGATCCTTATCAGTTGTAATGGGATATACATTTGAGCATTCGTTATATCATGCAAGGCACTATCTCGACTGGATATCCTCAAGAGATGTCCAGTCGAGAATGGAGGTAAACAATGAATGAATTGCCACTTTGGTTATTTATAATCATCATTTTATCATTTCTTGCCGGTTATATCTGTGCGAAGATAGAAACCGGTAATGACAAGTCGGCTTAGTATATCTGTTTTGCACGGTCGGTTGTCTCATACCACCGTGTATCTCATGTTGCCAGGTGTCTGCGCTCTCACACGATCAGACATCCACGTGGTTGCATATTAATGCTGCATTAATGTAGCATTAATGTTCTACTAATGTCACATTAATGCTGCATTAATGTGCAACCACGTAATCGTGCAACCACGTAATCGTGCAACCAGTTTTTTGTGCAACCAATAATTAGAAAACGCAGTGCTTTTCTAATTTGTCTTTAATCACGAAGTTCTTGCTCGCGATCACCACGATACTCATACGCCTGGGGTGTACCCCCAACTGTTTACGCCTTTCAGTTCTCGGCATTCAGCACCTCGTCGGTGTTGGAGTTGTTATGAATTGGAATAATGCCATTGCGCAAGTCATAGTAAGCGTCGATGGAGGCACGCACGACCTCGGAGGCGTTCATTCCGTACCGTTGGCCAAGTTCAGATATCTTGGCAATCTGAACTAGGTATAAGCTGTATGCCTTGTTGACAACTAAATCCATAATCGGTTTCCTTTCTATCGATCTAATTTTTCCACCGCCGCCATAGCGGCGTCAAAGTTGTCATATTCGCCATATACTGTGCCATCAGCGCAGTATATGTCAGAGATGGAGTACGTAACAAAATTTGACGTTTGGTATTGACATGCCCATACGGCTTCAGTAGGCGTATGGACGATTAGATAGGTCGGATAATCATCCTTCAGCATGACGATATATTTATCCGACCCGGTTAAACGATCCAAGCCAATTTGTTTCAAAGCAGCAGTGGTCGTCCCGGCATCTGGCTCGCCGAATAACACCTCCCGCAACAACTCACAGTCGGCTTCTGGATACATATACTTAGCTGCCACCAATACCTCAGTTTTGTTGTTCACAAATCCGAAGCCTGAAATATAAGCTTCATACTGCAATTTGGCGAAGATAGCTTTTCGCGCCGTAAAATTCAGTGGGAAAAGCTTTGCCACTTTGACACGGCTGGCGCAAGTTGTTGCCATCGCCTCTGTCAGCCGTTCAGGTGACACAACCGGGAAATCAAAATAATCAAGTAATATTGGGTGATCTTTTTTGACGTTTTCGATGACGATTACGTTGAAATCATCGTAAATGTCATCGTTGCACTCGTATCGATCAATTTCCGCTTGCCAGGCATCAAGCGACTTGATACCAGTCAAGGCGAATAGGCTTGACGGGATATCCAATTCTTCACCTGACTCAACCACCTCATCGATAATTGAGTCAAAATATGATTGCTTGAGCCATTTAACAGGGATAGCCGCTAAATCGATATCCCTGCTCTCGCCGTAGGTATGTGACCCGTAGGTCACCCATAATTGAGAGCTGCGCAAACGGTTAGTTGGCTTTAGCCGCTTGGTCAGCGATCTATCGATCCAGCGGGCCTTGTCGCCGGTCGTTATGACCTGTCCGCTGGGTGTCGTAAATGTCGTGATCGTTTCTTCGACGCTGTATACCAGGTCATTTTCGACCTCGGTGTATTCCAACACCGAGGTTTCAGTTGTCACCCCCGCACGACGAAAAGCTTCGGCGGTAAATTCCACCGGGCATGTCTTGTTGTAGATATCCCCCCAAAGTTCAACAATGACCTCCTTGCGTACCTTTGTGGGGACGGCAATCATCTCGTTGTCATCTATCTTGTGACGATAGATGGTCTCGTATACGTCAGACTTCTCTACCTCGATGATGATCTCATCATCGTCTTTTTTGACGATTCGCAAGAGTTTGTACTCCCGCAAATCGTCGTCAGTCAGCCAGATGCTTGATTTGTTTACACGATCTTTCCTGTACACTCTTGCAGTGACCATATCTCCTCCGACTAGTTATTATTATACAATAGATGTAATACTATGCAAGTGGTTTTATGGCATGAGATTCAACCGATTTTGTGACAGT